CGCAGGCCAGTAGTGAAGGCGTAACCCTTCCCTGTACGCCATCGTCGTTAAGATTGCTTGATCGTGCCTGTTTTCCTGGAATTGTTCGTGGTTCGGTGCTCTACTTGGTGAGTCATCAATCAATCTTCCGCCCTCAAACAGGCACCACTTCAACCATTCAGCAACAAACTGTTTTGAGTAGTCAGAGACACGAAAGAAGATTACTGAGGCTTGGCATTGCTTGCTGAACCAGCCCCACGGATCTGTGTGTGGTGGTTTGAATATGCTTGGAGCCATCGGCCACACTTGGTCAACAATATCTCTCTTACACCAGTGCGCGTGTTCCCAGTTGTTTCCGAATAAAAAGATGTCCTGATCCATGCGGTCAATGATGTAGTTGACGCTGTTGATGAACTCGACTCCGGCGTCTGCGTATACGATCACGTCGTTTTCGTAGGCAAGCATCATGGCGTCGGTAATTATGAAGGGCTTCCAACTCCAGTACCCGCAGCCACGTGCGCCAGATTCAATTAACTGTCTGAGCGTTCCACTATCTCGTGAACTAACGGCCCGCGGTGTCCACTCGCCCCATTCCGCCTCTACACCATGGGCCTCTGCGCTCTTGATGCACAGATCCGCGGCACGGCTCATGCTTTCATCTGAGAATGTAACAAGATGAATCAAGTTCGCGCCTCCCATTGAACGCATCCAAATTCCGCATCCGTGTTAAGCGTTGCGCCGTCTGCGCCCGCAAATGGAAACGCAGACGCCTTACGGATCTCAAACCGTGCGTCACCCAACGGATGGGGTGCATTAGTGAACGGAAACGGATCGTTAATGAGGTTTGGATTGTCAGAGAACAGAATGCAGTCGCGCGTATCGGTGTCCATGTCGCCATCCCATCCCCAAAACTTACAATCTCGACACTTTCTCATCTCAACCTCGCCTCACTTGCCTGAAAGATTTCCGTGTAGTCATCAACATAGCCACGTTGCCAGATGCTGCTCACACGCGGCCTCTGCCACGCCACCATCGGCGCGACACAATACGCATTTAACTCTGGCAGTCTCGTTGACAGCCACGTATCAAACATGATTTCAGAGAACGCAGGCTGTTTGGCTAAAAGCTCGTAGACACACTTGCGATTATAACCGATTGCATGCGTGGTCCAGGCGGCTTTCACGCGCCATAGATGCTCGCTGTAGCGCTCTGGCCGTGGCTCGCCATTGTTCCGGCAAACTAAATTCGCGCCTAGATAAACAATATCCCAGTCGTCAGGTAGCTCGCCTAACGCTTGCTCCAGATGACTCAGGTCACGAAACACGCAATCGTCTTCGAGGTGCAGCAGTGTTTGTGCGTCTGAGAGGTAGAACTGACACAGGATCTCTCGCTCTGACTTATTGAACGATTGATGCGGGCCGATGTCGGGAAGCGATTGGAACTTCTCGACGGTCAGATTAACACGCTGGAATTCACGTTGCGCCAGTTGCCACTCGCTGTCGAGAGTTGTCAGGCAAACGCGGCGCTGGAAGAAGGACCACATCGTTACGCCTTAGACTTCCCGTTTGGTTCGGCCCTTAACAGCCATATCAGCACTTTTGTTAAAGTTGTACCATCAGGATCTCGCCCTTGCTCCAGTCGCATCAACGTCGCCGCGCCAATCCCGATCTCCTTGCCGACATCACGGAGACTTAGCTCAGAGGTCACGCGGTACTTTCGGATTACCTTCCCGAGTTTCATGGCGGATATAGTAGTTGACTTATGAAACAGTGTCAAATAGAATCTGCACAATGCGACTCTTAACAGATGAACAGCTAAAGCGAGTAGATGAGATTATTACAGACGAAATTAATCTGGAAATTGATTACGTCTTCAACGGGGAAGACTCGCTGCCGGAAATCGACGGATACGAAACGTTACGTAATGCGGCGCGTGCTGTGAGAGCATATTTGGAAACACTGGAAACGGAGACAGGCAAATGACCAACGCTGAATTGTACTACCAACTACGCAAGGGCTGGGTGAGACGATTGCTCGATTGGATTGTGGGATGAGCTTTGCGCCTAAGGTTGGTGATATTTACCTCGATCCGCACAGCGGTAAGGTCTATCGGATCGTTTGGCAGTAGCGCCGAGCCTTTGGGGTTTATTGCGGACCAGCGTCCCACGTTGATTGATCGCCTCTACGCTTTCTACTGCCGCAGTCGAGGCGGAACCATCTGGCGCTATCAGCTAATCTACTCTCATTACCAGTCCGAAAAAGACCGAGCAATGCGACCACCGCAAACTCTCGTCAAAGACATCATTGATTAATCCAGACGTGAAAACACCTGCACCAATCGCCACCCGCGCATTCAGGATTCGGTGCCGGTTGTAGATCGTCTTCATTATTAGCAGTTTGACCGTCTTCTGCGGCGCAGGGCTCGCAAACGTTCTGGTCTAACAAAGCACTGTACTCCACTCGCTCCCATTCATCAGATCTCGCTTCTGCTTCATCACTGCGCCCGATGTTGATGACCTTGTTCGCTAACCCTCGTGCGGCGCGGTCGATGTAGGTCACTGAGCCAGTGCTAAGTTCGTTCGCAACAGTGGTAATGAGGTTGATTCCCGATTGGCCTAGCAGCGCGTGCCTTGCGGCGGCGTCGATAAGACGAGACTGTACGTCGTTCGTGACACGGCTGGCAGTGAGGTCAACTAAGTCGTTAAGTTCGTCAAAATCACCATCGTCAGTAACCGCAGCCTTCGTGCTCAATTCAGCAGCAACCAGCATCCGGCCCTGATGGTGGACATTGACGAGCCTATCACTCAAATCGATCTTTAGCTCACTCGGCGCTTGCAATACTAGTTCGTGATAATGCGCAGGTCTCAGCTTTTTAATTCGGCTCAATCCATCAGTGATGAGATCTGCGCGCAGTCGTAGCAACACAGTCCCGATAGATTCTTTGGCTGACTCCTGTGCGCCGTGAATTCCCTTGACTGCGATCTTCTCGTGCTCTTTAGGTTCGCGTGAGAGTTTCAAGCCCTCCCATTCGAAAGACTTAACCGCCGCGTTGAGTTCTATTGTTACTGTTTGCGACGGTTGGTTACGGCCTGTAGTTAATGGTCCACTATGATCCCTAAGATGATTCAGCCCTAAATGCTTATAGAACGCTGTAGCTTTTTCTTCACCGTGTTCTATGATGCACTTCTGCCAGAAAGAAGCGTGACGTGCAGCCATCGCGGCTTGGAGTCTAAGATCGAGGATTTTACGTTGCAGGGTCATCGAACCATTACGTATATCTGCGATACAAGACTCAGTAGAAACAACAGCGTCGCAATAGTCAACAGTACTGGAATTACCTTGAAAAATAGAAAGTCTCGCATCATCTGTCTTTTGGTTTCAGTAGTGGCTTGCGACTAGCCCGCCAATCCGGCCCGTAATCTTTGATCGCCTTGCCGTAGTCAAGGTGCTCAATGTCACTGGTCAAAGGAGCGAGTTGAACTTCAATCTGTCTCGACAGTGGCACTTCTGGATCTTGATTGCCTTGACCCTGATTTATCAGACCATCTAAAACCGGAGGCGGGATCTTGTCAGTGCCTGCCCATACGGCAAAAGCCAACACCCTCAATCCCTTATTATAACTCCCACATGCTTTCCTGAGATCGTCCAACCACGCTATTACCTCCGAGTCCAAACGCATTGACTTAGTTAGGTATTCCATATACCGTACACGGTACGCTGAATACGGTATCCCCGTCAACGGGGCAGTGAAAAATTCTTCATCTGTCGCTCAACTGAGGCCAGCACTTGCTCTAGGTCCATAAGCTTAGCCAATGCTTCCTGATCCACCGGCGCAGTCAGCGGCGTCTCCTCAGGCGGCTTGGTTGCCATTTCAATCAACCGCTCAGGTGACATAGGGGACGCTATACCCGGCACCATGCGGATGTCTCCGAGAGGTGCGCCGAGAGTTTTCTTACCGATTGCGGTGTAGAATTGGTCAATCGTGCTTGCGCCTGATCGAAAGACTTCCGATTCGCGCTTAACCAAGGCGTCCTTGTCTTCTTCCAGTACGCGAACGTTTGACGTATCAAACCAAAACTCTGCGTCTTCAAGACCTTTGAACTCAGGCTTCAGTTGCCAATTAATCTCCTCTGCCCAAACTTGCTGTATCGGGATTACGACTTCCTCGTAACCCTGCTGCCTTGCCTGCTCAGACGAAGCGTAGCTAGTACCATTCTGTAGCCCGACCATCAGTTGCAGGGTAGCAGCAGGGATACCCGTGACGGCAGCTACTCGTGATTCGGGAATCAGCCTAAGTGCCGATAAATCAAGCTCTTGCGGGCTAAATCCAACCTTCTCAAAATCTATCGGCTCGCTCAGCACGATTGGCTCACCAGCCCGGTCCCCTGTCGTCTTTCGCATCCAGCCTTCCTTCATCGCCGCGGCTTTCGTCGCGTCTACCCGCACCTCCTTGTCCTTGGGCGAGATCACGGGCACTTGAATGCCCATGTTGTTCATAATCGCTGCCGTAAACCGCGCCATTTTATTGTCGCCGTAGAGTTCCTCGACAAGCGGCGCGAAGGGTTGTCGAGTGCGCCGATCTTCGCCTAAAGGACCGCGTTTGAGGTGCAGTACGTCAGCCGCCGGCCAGAGCACTGGCGCTTTACCGGGCACGTCGAACTGATAGTGACTAAGGAAGGGATCTAGAGACGTTTCACGTGAAACCTTGGGTGAGCCTCCATCCCCCGGCCAGCGCGGGCGGATTAGGTAGTGGGGGATGTGCCACAGTTCGATTAGCTGCCCGCCTACGTCGCGAACCTTCTTGAACCTAACCCCACCGTCGATCCACCAGTCGATTGAGGCCGCTTGCGAGTAGTTGGCCCAGATGTGGTGCTTGTTGGGACGCCGGATCAGTTGGGCGAGGGGATGGTTAGGGTCGGTCTCGGTATCGCCGTCTTGATTCGTGCGCTTGATGACGGGTTTAGCCTCGGGAAGCCGCGTGCCGGTGTAGTTGAACACGCAGGCGACAAGTGAGTGGCCGTCGAGATTGCCTATTTCGCGCTTGTAATCAACGGTTACAGGGGGATTCCAACGATTCCAACGGAAGCGGTAATCGGGAAAGTTGTCGTACGTGTTAGCTTGGGCGAAGTCGGGAGCGGGCGAAGCAGCTTTAGCTCCACGCAGGACTTGCATGGCATTCTGGATACGCTGTAGGAATTCGGCCATAAGCTAGAACGAGAATCGTTTACCGTACATTTCCGCGACTGATTTCCAGAAGATTGCTTCGAGAATAGTGGAACTGCGGAATCGCTTGGTCTTTCGACGTAATTCAGACTTTGACCGCTCAACCCAATTCAATACTGCTACTTCAAACAGGTTAGTCATTTAGAACATCTCTAGTTCCCTTGAGGCCTGCGCTAAACCTAACTCCGTCATGGCCCAAACTAACGCATCCATTCTGTTTGGACTTGGATCTCCCGGCGTCCACAGACACATTTCATCCTCTAACTGCGGGAATGAACCAACGTGATGTGCCCTGCCATGTTCATATACGCTGGCAATCGGCTCTGCTCGCGTCTGCTTTCCCCGCGAGGCGTGCACTAATTTAACACGGATGTTTGGATCTACAGTGGAAATTGTTAGCGAGACCATCTCCCCGCCGTTATTAGCCTCAGCTACAATACAGTCAGCTTTATGGCGTCTATAAGCATTGACTGCTGCCGTAGCCCACGTTTTAGGCGAGCCCTGTACGGAGTTATCAGCAAGAACATAACCGACATTTATCAGCTTTCCAGCCGTAACAATACCCGCCTCGTCTCCAGTTGATGATGCCGAAGGATCAACGGCTACCACGATTCTATCTAAGTCCGGTCCCGCATCAACCCGTAACTGCTCCACTAAATCTCGTTTCCACAATGCTCCGGGCGCTTCATCAATATCCTCCGCTTTGATTTCCATGCGGTAGGATAGCGCGGTCATATCGGAAGTAATTTCACTTAGCGCCTCTTGGCTGATGTGCGGGTTGTCGTGCGAGGTGAAGTGAAACGTTGCCCATCTGTCACCCTGCTTAGATCTCACTTCGGCCTTCTTGTAGAGTTTAGCTGCGTGCTGCGGATCGTTTGCCTTGCTAACACTGCGTGACCGGAGACTTGGCGGCGTGTAGATGAATACTGCATCCCCGTTATTATCGAGCAGCATCGGAGCGCCCACAACTTCCCATGCTTCCTCGTTCATCAACTGCCACTCGTCAAGGTAAAGGTCGTCAGCATAATCCCCGCGTAAGGTGTCAGCGTTCCAAGCTGTTTTAGCCTTGATGCGCTGCTCCGTGCCAACCAGCTCAATCGTATGCTCGCTCTCATTCTTGCGAAAGACTCCTGCCTCAATTGGCTCATGAAGCGCACGACATACCGTTACCCAAAATCGTCCGATCTGCTCTGCCGTTGGAGCTGCGTAGAGTTGTCGCCTACCAGCAAGGAATCGTTTTACCGCACGAACAGCCACACCTACGGTCTTTCCACCACGTCTCCCGGCACGGACCACGATACGTTTAGCGGTACTGTCTACGAACTGGGCTTGTTTAGGATGAGGTAAAGGAAGTTTGACGGTAACAGAACGAGCAATCATTTTGGGGTTTCATACACCACGCTGACTTGAATTGGGCCACCGTTGACGCCGCTGATTTCCTGGCGATCACTCAAGAGTTTATGGTATTTCCCGAGATCTCGTAGAGCTTCGTGGGCACTGTACAACTCAAACTCTACCTCCTCATACACAAGGGAAGTTTCCAGCGTCTCACAATCTTTTTCGTCGCCTTCGGTTACCGTGTCAACCTGTTTCGAAGTTCGCTTGCTTTTGATCTTCTTGAGCAGCCCTGCCCTTTGCAGCTTTCTCGCAGTCTTCAAATCAAACTTACCATCTTCGTCAAGGAAGTCTGTTACTTCACCACGAGCGATCTTAGACAGCCTTGCTAGCACTTCATTGGCTGACATTGCGGCTTCGTTTAACCGTTCCTGTACGATAGATGCTATCTTAGGATTCCTTAGGTTTTCATGGCCTGTCACACCTAGTACGTTATCATTACCCTCATATCCCGCCTCACGCGCTGCCTCAGTAGCGTTGAAACCGTTTGAAAGGTAAGCGTTAATGAAAGCTTGTTGTTTTCCGGTGAATCCTTCCATTGCGGAGTCAGGATACCATACACTCACTCATCGTTTCTGCTCCTGTGATTGAGCCGTGTTCTGCTCTGTGCCCATGGCGCGGGTAGCGCGTGCTTAGTTTGAAATTGACGCTTGACGTAACTTACCATCCAGCCACCGATATCAGTATCGGATAACGCTGCGCCAATGTAACGCGTGACTCTAATTTCGACCGTGCTCATTTCGCCTCTCTTCGTGGCCTGCCCGCTCGTTTCATGTTTGGATTTGGTCGGTACTTATCAAGATCCGTGCGGCGTACTCGATACTCGCTCACGCGCACCTTGATGCCCTTGAGATTCCCTTTCTCGATGGCCTTGTAAATGGCCTGGCGCGAGACGCCTTTAATCTCAGCCGCTTCTGTCAGTGTTAGCAATCCGTTCATCGTGGAGGGAATTTAGCACCTGGAAAATAATTTGTCAACACTAATTATTTGCTTGACAGGGTAAATTAACGAGAGTATAGTGCGGATTGTTCGATTGACACGAAAGAGGAGACGAAACAAATGGAACGAAAAACCTCAAAGCAAATCCTTTCGATGGTAGACGCAAGCAGCCGCGACGATTTAATTAATCGCCTGATGTCGCGCAGTGAAAAGCTGCTTCAACTAGCGAGCGCAATGTACGGTGCGCCTTACTCACAAATCGGCAAAGCGAACGTCCGCGAAGCTCTAGAAGACGCGCAATCTGCTTTCGACACAGTCAACGAGTTCGACGCAGCAAGCCAACGCGAGCAAGGCATGGAAGATTGTAAGGTTTGCCGGAAACTTAACTTCCTGAACGGATATGGCGAGTGCGGCAAGTGCGCGGCTAAACGCAAAGCCGGACTTAACTTCGTCAAGCACTTCGATCTTAAGAACGGTGACAGGGTTCTAATCAACGGACGCGAGTTTAACGTCAAGACCGCATATCACTATGGCAAAACTGATGGCTGGTACGTCGAGACGTTCCGCGATGACGGTACTTATGGCTATTGGAAACAAGGGATCGACGGCGGCAGTATTGAAAAGGTTCTGAAAGGATAGTCCCTCTCACGATGACAAAGACGAACACGGCAACTAGCACACCAATCGCTAAAGGTTTTCGCTTCCTTCATAAAACATGGAAGAGTCCGGCGTTCTCTTTCGCGCAGTACAGGGAACTTCCGGTTCGAGACACGGCACAAGAATTTGTCGTAACACGAATCGCCAAAGGCACTTGCTACTTCCGACCGGTCTACCGGATTAACGGAGAGATCAGAAACTACGGTACACCGTTTTATCGCGATCTGGTAAAGATGGATGAGATTATCTTAGAAGCTCTCTAATAACAGCGAACGACACAACGCGAGGAGATGAGACGATGAATACATACAGGGTAACTATCACGATTGAGGTACAGGACGTAGCGGCTCACGCGCCGGAAGACGCAGTTGAGTTTGTTAAGGATATGGTAAACGAAACGCTGAGAGAACATGCGCCTGCGTTTACAGCCGCGAGCGTGACCGTACAGTCACCAATTGAAGAACAGATTGACCGAACTGGCCGACATTGAGGCGGCGATGATGTTCGAAACTAAGGATAGTAACGATTGATGTAAGTGACTGTGACTACGCGCATCACTTTGAAAGGGAAGAGATGGCAACTGAAACAATAACGACAATTTGCGGTTTTGACGAAGCGTGGATCGGTCCATGCAAGCAAGTAGGAAACCCGCGTTGTAAAAAGCACTCTAACAAAATCTGCGCATCCTGTAGGGCCGCAGCTACAAGAAACTGTCCCGAGACGGGGCAGTTCGTCTGCGATGAAAACCTTTGCGACGACTGCGAGCATACGATCTTCCCGTCAGGCACAAACGGCGGCGTAGGATTCAATGCGCAATCATTGCCGGATGGAATGAAGCGACACTGTAAGAAGACCGAGCAGCGGTTTCAGCCGTGGTACGCGCGAGAGTCAGAGGCTCAACCTGCGCCGGATACAAGCGGGGAGTGGCGCGTTCAGGCGATGCCGACGCACGGCTGGCGGGTTGTTGATGCGACAGAACAAGAGATAGTCGCAGATGTCTACCGCGAGGAAGACGCACGTCAAATTGTCTCAGACCACAACGCCGTGCCGTCGCTCGTGGCGGCGCTCAAAGAAGCCCTCGTTGAAGCCGAAGTCTCAACTGTGCTCTGGCAGCAATCGCGAGGATTTGTCGGCACCGTAGAGGACGCTTACGACAAGGGACTGATGCCGCCTGCGTTTGTACGCGCTCGTGTTGCTCTCGTCGCCGTGGGCCGAGAGAGGAGAAAGCGCGATGCTTAACGACTGCCGCACCTGTCCGCAATATAGGTCAACGAAGACCATTGCACTCAACGAAAAATTTCGGCGCTGCAATGCCGCCACGTTTACGAACCAGGTAAGTATCAGACGAGAGGAGCTATCGCTAATGATCCCTCAATCCCCCAAACCACTCAGGCTGACAATTAACGATCAGATTGAGACTCGCATCTATCAGGCTAAACAATCAATGAGGTTTCCCGTGGACGAGGAGACAACGGCGAAGTTGAAGCGGGTGATCACGCTGGATACGAGTGCTCCGTTGCCGTGGTATAGAAGGTTACTGCGCTGGTTGCGGCGAACGCGGTGAGATTTATTTTTATCGCTTGACAATACGATATCAATACGATAGGATGCGGCTCCATGAATGAAACATACAGAATTCGCAATGTGGGCGGCTCGCTGATGGTGGTACTGCCGCAGCAAATCGTCCGCGATATGGCACTCAAGGCGGGCGACGAGGTTATATTCAGACGCGCGGGTTCGAGTCGCGTCATCTCGGTTGAGCCGCTGGGCAAGCCTAAAAGGAACGGAGCGAAGAAATGAGCGAGCACGTTCCGACAATCTGCCGACGCAACGTGGCTATGACGCAATACGTTGGTAGGGGCTACAAGTCACAGTTTGAATGCCTGACGTGCGGTAAGAAAACATGGCAACACTTAGGTTTCTTGGGTCAGAGATATCTACTCTGCGATGGTCTGAAATTTTCGAAGGTATTGCGCGACAATATGAACTGGAAAGAGGTTAATGATGAGGCTACTAAGCTCACGGGAGCAATGTCAGGTTAACGAATTGGTGGGAGAGGCGATAACAAAATTATGCGAGGCGCTGGCAATTACCGTAAAAGCAGAGGGGCGCGTGGTAAATGGAAGCGTTGACGTAACTGCTCTGTACGACCTTCGAGACGCCATTAAGTCAGCGAACAAGGCTTGCAAGATAAGCTAGTCGCACTTCCCCCGCGTCAGGAACCAAGTTGAGAGAGGAGATTTGAGTGATGGCTTGCACACGTGACATTCGGTGTTCAGCGTCATCGCATTTCAGCGACTGTGAAAGCATGCCGTCACGCCCAACAACGAAGGCAATTCGAAACTGCGTAGAGTGGCTAAAGTTCTGCCTTGATATTGGCTGGCCCAAGTCGTCACTAGACGATCTGGAAACTATTTGGTGGAGCTATCACGACGAAATGGGTCAGTTGAAAAGGAGCGGGTGAGGTGATGGGTAACGAGTGGCAACCGATTGAAACGGCACCGAAAGACGGAACTTACATTCTGCTACTTGGCGACAGCGGTTACACAACTACGCCGTATCGAGTGGCGGTCGGCTGTTGGGTTGAGGGGTATCGAGATTTTTGGATCACCCATAGCAATGATGCTTTTACCGATGACGGTGAGCCGCCGACACACTGGATGCCGCTGCCAGCGCTGCCGCTAACGACCACCACCAAGGAGCACGAAGGATGAGAGTAACGATTACGCCACCAAATCAAACGCTATACGAGGAACGCTGCAAGGCTGCCCGTGAGTGTTTTAAGCACGCCGATATCATGCCGCCGTTCCTGGTGACCCATATGTGCTTCTCGATGATGTTTCGAGCGCTGGGTGGCTATAGCAGCATTCTGCGTTACGTGCTGCATCAGGCTTATTCGGATCTAGCCAGTAACTTAAGACATCGCTTCTGGTGGACGTGGCATTTGTACGTTAGGTGTCGCAGCCGAGATGAAATTCAGGAGTTAATCGATATGCGGTTGGAGGAACTGGCCGGGGACGACCATCGCGAATGGCCGGATCTAATAACGTTTGAAGAAAGTGAGGCGCAGCAATGACCGCTGAAATGCATGACGGCAATCGACCGGAACTGATTTGCGTTGGCTGCAACAAGAGGCCAAATGAACTTGCTGAATACGTCAGCGCGGCCAGTGAAGCGCACAGCGGCGTGACGGACATGACAGCAGACGACTACGTCTGGCAGGAAGAAGGAACACTAAACCGCGAGAACGGGCATTTCATCTGCAGTGAATGTTATATCCAGGCGGGCTGTCCAGTGAAGTCATTCGTGCGTAGTCGAGACATGATGCATCTGCGGAAAGACCCCGAGAAGACGTGGTAACTACAAAAGTGACAACCGACTTCAACGCAGCGTTTGAATCGCTGGAGCGTTTGTCCTGAATACACTCAAAAGAGTGCGGCACGCTGGACGAGCGCGAAGTGAAAGGTGGTAGACGATGACGGACAGCCTCAAGCAGCAAACCACAACCTGTCCCATTGACGGGATCTTGGTAGTCGATTGTCCACACGCAGTCTGTGGGAGGTGCAGATCGACTCTAAGCGTCTGCGGAGGCTGTTTCAGATGTGTTGGAGTGCCACGATGATTACAGTGATTGTGCGGATTGGTTAATTGCGGTTGAGGTGGTGGTAGTGAAAGGACGGTAGCTGAAGCGATGAGCGAGCAGGCTAGACGGGCATGTGAAGCAATCTGTAACGAGATTGCTCAAGGTGGTCCTCAGACGAGCGAAGAAATTATTGACGGGGCGCTTGCCGGCATGCTCCAGCCACCACACAAATGCAAACGTATCGCCTCCGCCGTTATGGACATGGACCGCGATTGGTGGATCGGTGAACTACTGGAGCCTGTTTCTCAATGGCCGAAGGAAACTCATTGCTTGCACATGAAGACGCCGATTAAAGATGTATCGTTTCTGTGTAACGCTGGTGATTTTGAGCAACTAATAGTGCTCTCAAATGCTGTGGTCGAACTACAAAACCTTGATTGGCTCAGGTCTATGACTCAGGGCGCGAAAGACAGAGGCGGAATGAAAGGCAAACTCAATGACAAGTGACAAGCAGCAATCGAACACGCTGGTTATCACTTGAGCCGTTGCCAGTGGCGCAAACTTAGAAACCAGGTCTGCCGCGCTGAGAAAGTCATCACAAAACACTAGTTCGCTCTCGCTGGAATTACCGATTTCGACAACGTATGGAAACTGCGGCTGGATCTTCATTCTCTTGTCAACGCCTCGCACTATCACCTCCCAGCCGCAGTCGTGACCAATGCGATCACCGGAGGTATAGTAGCCATTAGCTTGCAGGTAATCATCCCAGTGCTGGCTTTCTACTGGTTCAGATAGTGGAGAACTGTCCAGTTTTGACCACCCTTCGATCAGGTTATATCGGTAGTTAGTCATTGTCCTCATCCCCTTTTCCACGCATTACCGCATATACCAATGGCATTGACTCCTCGACTTCTTCCGCTTGCTTGCGAATCATTATCTCCAGTACTGAGCCCTTGGAAATCCCTTGTTCGTCAGCCATTGCCTGAAGAAGCGCAAACGCTTTGATACTTAATCTTACAGGTAATAGTCGTTTTTTGTTATCACCTTGTATCATGTTTGTATATTAACATGTTAGGTCAACGTAATCAAATGTAGCGTGAAATCGTGACCGATAGTTAATTGTTAAACTGTTGAACAGGGAGCGAAGTGTAAAAAGCCTAATAAAACAGGGGTATTGTCTAAACCTTTCTTTATAAACTTTTTCATACGCGATGGTATAGGAAAGTTTTTTATTTCAAGTCTACGAGGGTAGGGAGTAGAGGCGAACACCTTAAATGTCGGGCAATAGGACACTTGGCAAAATTCCGCCCCAGTATGGCGAACGGCTTACTGGGAAAGGTCTATTTTGGGATCTTGGGCAACTGCAAGCCTGAGAACATGGGCGGATTCAGTAGGCTTGAGAAAGTGACCGCGTGCCTGCAATCGTTCCAGCCCGTCTAGCGCCCAGTTAAAGATTGCCTGACCGGAGAGCTTGATCTGGCGTTTAATGTTCTCATTGCGCTTACTTTCATCCATTGGCGGAAATTTAACTACTACCACTCGACGAGCTAGGCCAATGCCGCTTTTGGGAATATCCGGCAGCTCATTCATCGCCCATAGGAACTTAGCGCGGCAGAACATCTCGAAGGGATCGTGATACTTATGGTCAACCATGATCCCTTCACCGGAGATAAGCTGATTGAGAATCTGAACCTGTTTCATCGACGCTGGCTGCTCGGAGGCAATGGCAAGAGTCTTTCCGTTGAGGTGACTTAACCCGAAACGAGAGTCTAGGTTTGCAATACTGAAGGTTGTAACACGGTTTCCAAACGCAGCCCGCAGCCCGTCAAGGAACGTGGACTTACCGCAGCCGGATGGCCCGTAAAGCCATACTGCAGTTTCTTTCATCATGTCCGTAGTCAGTGCATACCCGGCAAATTCCTGCAAGAATGAGAGACAGTCAGATGGGATCACTTCAGCAAGGTACATTTCCCATACGTCTGAACGGGTTTTAGGGTTGTAATCGAAAGGAAACGCTGATGTAAGGTAGTCCTTGCAGTTGTGTTCGCGGCGCTGTCGTGTGCTGATTTCCAGTGTACAGTCACGGAAGGTAATCAAATCCGTCTTCCGATCCATGATTCCGTCCGGCCTTGAGCACGCAACTCTTACTAGATTTGTGATGCTCTCTAGTGTTCCAGCTGTGGCGGTGATTGCCAGCTTGCTATCACTATCAATAATTGCCTGCGCTTCCTGTTTGATCAGGTATTCAGGTATGTTTTCCCATAACCGCCCATTAAACCTGAACCATTGTCCGGAAGTAAAAGCGGTTTGTCGGTGTTGACGAATCAGAGTATCGCGCACGAAGACATGCGGCCTGCTTCTAGGGGATTTTCCTGCCACGTTGGTTGAGAGTTGCTGCCTACTTGTGACCGTTGCCGTTGGGCTTTTGCCGTTCTTCCGTCCTGATTTCCGCTTTAATCTGCGCGATTTGCTCTCTCGATAATACCGGACGCCTGGCAATCATCGTAGGACGGTATCGAGGTAGGTACTTCCGATACAGCCAGGCCCGGCTGATGCCAATACGAGCAGCAGATTCAGTCAGGTTGAAAAACATTGCAGCGCAGATTACCACAGTTGTCTACGCCATGTATACGGTCAAATTGACGTTAATCGAGTTGAAAATAATCCTTGCAATTTTGTAGACGCTCTGTATACTGCCTGTCGTTTCAATTCACTGGTAGGACAAAAGGTAAACATGGCAGCAACAATACAGGAAGCAGGCGTGGACTCAAATGACTTGCAGTCGCAACTCAAGCCGTTTGCCGAGACGCTAAAGTGCGCCGCTTATGCAGCCCAGGGCGGACGCAAGACGCTACAAATCGGTCATCTAATCGAGGCATTCGGCGTTGAAAACGTGGCGATTATCAGCTGCGAGCATGGCTTGGGAACAATCTCCAGCCGGGTTGATGAGCGATTTGTATTTCGTGCGGGTGACAGACAGGGCTTGCGTGACGGGTACAGATGGGCTGGCGATAAAGGTTTTACAACCCGCGACAAATGGGTGTGCGTGGACGGCGGATCACGCGCTCTCAACTGGATTAACCACGACATCTTCATGGGCGCGCAGAAGGCGCTTGAGGGAGTGATCGAGGGTAAATCCAAGCAGGCACTTGATGCGAGCTTTCGCAAGTACTCGTCGTATGTCACTAAAGAGCAGGATCTAAATAGCCAGCAGATGTGGTGGCGGACGGGCTACGAATGCGAACAGTTGCTTGATGCCTTTATCAAGCTCGGCAGCAACATGTACTGGACCTTTTGGGAGGACCAAACGTCAATCAGCCAGTACGTCAAAGGCATGCCGTGGATACCGGAAACACCCGGCAAGGGCGCGCTGACAGCGGTCAAAGGAGCCTTTGATTTCATCTTTCGACTGACACCCTGCCGGATCAAGGACGAGGCAACCGGAGAGCCGCGGGACAGCGTGGCGGCAACCTTTCGCAACCCGCCGGGTAATAACGAGAACTACGCCAAGGTACGGGACGATTGGGATGGTGGAGTGAAGGTGCCTGATCGGATTGATGACTTCAATCTAGCAGAGTTTGCAAAACTAATAACCAAAACAACCAAAGGAGCGATAAAGCAATGAGCATTTGGGACGATTTAGACAAAGAGGCCAGTGTGGATAACCGCATCGGCAACCATGATTTTCTGGTTGACAGTGTTACCGAGGGCTATTGGCCTGATGGGCAAGAGTACTACGAAATTGAAGGGCGCTTGACCACGGCCAACAATTTCAATCTCAAACAGCGAATGAGCCCGCCGCCGACCGAAGAGGAAGTAGCGGCTAACAAGGCATCGTGGGACCAGTCACGTAAACGTGGTGCGTTGTTGGCCCACAACAACGATACGGTGCTTAGGGAGCACTACGGGACCACACTGGCGGAAATCACGCCGGGCTCTACTTTCCGGGTTAAGACCGATTACCAAACCAAAGACGGTAAAAAGTACATCAGATTGATTAACTTTCTGCCAAAAGACGCGGCACTGTCAAGCAACGGCAACTCATCTGACGTGCCTTTCTAAAACCATGCCCATCGTCGCGTTCTACTGCCAAAAATGCAGGGCCAACGTGCCGCTGGATCACTTTGCCGCAACGGCTTGCGGGCTAGTGGTCCATCCCGATTACGCGGCCGCGGTGTTGAATTCCGACACCGACTACTATGGCACGGGGCTGGTAACAGTCACTGGGGGGCTGGGCTGTGTCCGGTCTCGTGCTATAGAGGCTGATAAGCCTGTGGCAGTAAACCCGCTTGATTACAACGCATTGTTAGTTGGCAGCGCGTGGGATGCCACAATGCAGGCTCACGCGCCTGCCGACAGGGTGAAAGTTAGGGTAAGCGGATTGATTGACGGTATCAAGGTTGAAGGAGAAATAGATCGCGTGCGATGGGTTGGCAATGACCTGTTCATCGAGGAACACAAGCACACGAACAATTTTCGGTACAAGTATCTTGTTGGTGAAGCCGGTCCGCGTGTCGAATATGTAATTCAAACGTCGATTTATGCCGAGCTGTATAGCCAGACATTCGGCGAACGGCCAACTAAAGGCGCAATCTGGTACAGCTTTAGCGGTGCAAACGGCGATAGAAACAAGCCGCCGTTGATGCCAAAGGTTTATGGGCTAATGGACCTGGCTAGCTGTCTGGACCATTGTCCGTATGACGGTGACTATTCGGTCAGGGAGCTTTACCACCAAGCGGCTGGATATTACCAAGCTGACGGGTCAGTTGACGCGTTTGATTTACCGCTGGCCGGGGAGTCGATGAGGTTTGGCGGCAAGGGCTATTGCGACTACTGCCAGGTGCGTGAGGCGTGTTTTACAGCCGCGAAAGGTGCGCCGTTCTAAGCCATGAAAGAGCTAGTCCTGCCAAGAATCGCGATAGACACCAGAGAGCAAGCGAGATTTATGTTTGATGGTTACGAGAGCTATAGGACGACGCTGCAAACAGGCGACTATAGCCTTGAGGGGCTGACCGACGTACTGGCAGTCGAGAGAAAAAGTCACGGTGATGCGTGGGCCATGTTAACTACAGAACGCAAGCGGTTTGAGCGCTGCCTGGAACGCATGGCGCTATTGGACAGAGCCGCGATAGTCATCGAATGCAGCATGGCTGAGTTTGTTGTTCCACCGCCGCAAGTCAAGCGGGTCAACGCAGCCACGGCAATGGGTTCGTATATCAGCTGGTCTACCAAGTACCGGATACCTGTTTACTGGGCCGAGAATCGCCAGTGGGCTGAGCGCGTGACGCTTCGTGTCTTGGCAGCTTACTACAAACACTGCGCGGATGGGGCTTGTGTAACAATGGAGCGCGCGCGAGTAGAAGCGCAGCTGCTGGAGGTTGGATGACCACGCTAAGCATTGTTGCGACTTACGCTCACGGGACGAGTAGGTTTTGGGTATACGAACACATGAGTGATGTAGGTATCTTCAAGTTTTGGGTACCACATACCAAGCGGGTTGAGGGCACGGATCGATACCGATCATTGCAGCCGTCAACGACGATGGATATTCACGTTGAATTCAGGCGCGAACAGGACAGCGGCGGTCGTGATGAGTAGCTTGTTTGACGACAACTGGGACAGCGAGCCGAATAGGATAGCTCCGCCTGCCCAGCCCGCCGCATGGCTTGGCAGCGCTTGCGTATGGGGACCGGCGCAAACCCAAGGCAGCAAGCGCGGGTTTGTGCATCCGCACCTGAAGCGCGTAGTTATCGTCGATGATAACGACAAGGCCCTGAAAAGCTGGCGGCAGGAGCTAGTTGACGCGATGGTGCGACACAAGCCTGTGAACCCGCTTGATGGGCCAGTCGCGGTAAACATCAAGCTCTATGTCCCGCGACCACGCGCGCATTACCGGACAGATGGAACACTCAAGCCTAACGCGCCAAAGTTGCCAGCCGCAGGCCGCGACATTGACAAGGTGGCACGCGCGATACTGGACGCCGGCCAGATAGCTCGCTGGTGGACCAACGACGCGCGGGTGACAGACCTGCACATGCGACGGCGCTATGACGACGGCATTGGTGAGCGCAGCTGGGTTTGGGCGTGGGCGGTGAGTGAGTCGGACCAATCTATGCCGGAGCTGGATGAGACGATTGACGTTGGGGAGGATAGGTGATGGCAGCGAGAACGATAGACGGGACCAGTTTATATCACGACGCAATCAGCCGGATTCAGCAACTTGAAGCGTTGAACGCGACGCTCGCGGCGCAGGTGGACAGACTGTATGCAGTTGTGGTTGCTGTCCGCCGATGGGAGGCCAACGACAAGGCGGCTACGCGCAATGCGCTTCGTGTCGCCTTGGCGAACTACGACGACGCAATGGCCCAACTGGCAAAGGAAGGATGAAGAGGATGGACGATGATGAGTTAGTCTGTTTTAACTGTGGCTGCCCGCCGCCAAGCAAAGGTGAGATAGGTATTTACTGTTCTGCTTGCGGTGCACAGGTTCACTATATTACCAACAAGGAGTTTGAAGATGAACATCCATCGCAGTGACGTAGAAAAGGTCCTAGACGCTGTAGTGCATGCTGCCGAGCACCATGCTTACCGTGACCGCATGAACGGCTCCTTACATCTCGCAAAAGAGGTTAGGTTCTCGCCACTTACATCAGAACTGATTTCAGCCCGTGAGCGATTAGAAAAGCTACTGGTAGAAGATACCGATACGCGGTTAGGGAAGGATACCTTATGACCTACCATCAACGCGATAACGTACTAAGCGATAATGAACGCAACGCCAGCGCTCGCAAGTGTCTTGCTCTGTTGGAAGATTGCACCGAGAAGATGAATGCGAAGGAGTTGAGCTTCGTCGAGGAGATGCCGGATAAGATTGAGCGCTGGGGCTGTAGTGAACCGCAACTTCAATGGCTGCGCGACCTCGTAAGTAAATATTCGACGTAGGAATGATTAGCAATGGACGCGCTACAGATTGCCAACGAGCTTAACCGAATCTACGACACGACATTAACCAACGATCTCGTGGCCGCGTTGCAGCCCGATCCGCGCTTGGTTGATATTGAGTTGCTCTGCGTCTCTTGCCGTGGACCGATCAGAGCACGCATCAACACGCAACAATGGATACGCGTTGAGTGGATTGGACCAGATGGACAGTGTAAGAGTTGTTACGACAAGCGAAAGGAATGAGGGCGATGGGCGTAATAACAGGTGACGATCATCTAGCACGAGAGCAATCTGCTGATAAGTCCGGCTACGTAGAGACTTGCCGCACGGCGTTCATGCACGGCTGGGACGCTGCAATGCGGGAGGTAGGGTTGCTGCTACAAACTCCTAGCGGCGACGGTTGCTACTGCGCGCATCACCCTGACGATCCGGCGCATGGCAGGGATTGCTATGACTTGCTTAAGGCGCTGACAGGTAAATAGAGCTTGAACGATCTGGATCAAAGTCGGCTGCTAGCGCCGCTGATTTAAGTCACGACGCGAATGCGCGGGTTTAAATATCGTCCAAAGGATCGTTCGAGGTAAATCGGGAAAGGATAAGCACACAATGGACGCAAATCAACTAAACGAACTCGCAACTAACGCGCTGCTTGACCACTGGCCGCCGCATCTAGGCGTGCAGACTGAGGCGGAGAAGGTTGCGTATCTCGTCAACGCTCTCAGTGAAGTTGAGGTTAAGAACGGGCAGATAGAGGCACTGGAAAACCAGATTGAGACGCTGGAAGAAGAAGCCGTTGATCTGGAAGACAAGCTTGACAGCCGCGACGATCAGATCGAAAAACTGGAAGCCGAGATCGATGAACTGAACGAGCAGATTGCCGAGTTGAAAGCTGAGTCCAACAAATGACCTTCGCCGTTAACCGCAAGCTACTCGCAACTGAGCTGGCCCTACTCGCCACCACGGCTGAGAAGAGGTCAACTATGCCCGTGTTATCCACTACGAAGTTCGACTTCACTGGCACGACACTCATGCTCACCGCCACAGACATCGACACAACCATCATCACGGAGATTGAAGCTAGCGGGGATGCATGGGCCGGATGCGTGCCGACAAAACAGTTGCTGGAAATTGTGAGGTTGTGTGGTGACGAGACGGTTGAATTTAAGCCAGAGGCGAATGAGCGTGTCAGTGTGCGCTGGGGCAAGTCGCGGCACAAGTTGCCGGTTCAGTCCGTCATCCAATTCCCTGAGACTGAGCGCCCACAGGTCGAGATGGTCGCAATGGATGGCACAGCTCTCGCCACGGCAATCACTCGCGCTCTGCGCTGCGTCACGCCTGACGCCAAAGATGCGTGGATGGCGGGTGTATCGTTGTGTTCGCGTGAGGGAGTGGTGATGGTGACTGGAACTAACAGTAGGCATTTGGCAACAACGGGCATTGCGAGCAGTCTAACCGTGGATCTAATCCTGCCTACCCGTGCCGCAACCGCGCTGGTCAAGTTCCTCGACGGCGAGGTCCAAGTCGGGGCAAATGCAAATCAAGCGGTATTTCAGCAAGGCTCCCGCGTGTTCATCACGCGACTGCTTGACGCACGGTTCCCCGACTGGCGTCCCCTAGTTCCGGCGTCGTTCAAGCACTCGTTTGCGTTGAATGCCGATACTGCAAGCCAAGCGTTTCGACTCGCTGCTGTAACAGCTAAGGAATATGCGCTTATCCCGATCCCGCTGCGTGTCAGCTTGTCACAGAAAGAGATGACGATTGAGACGAAGGAGAGTGAGATCGGGCAATCGACTGAGATATTACCAATTGACTGTCCAACGCTGAACGGTGACAAGTTAACCATCGGTGTTAACGGCGCACACTTCATTACATTCATCGACACGGAGACGAGTCCAATGGTCGCGTTCAATGATGATCTGAATCTATTTCAATTGAGCGCGGGTGATGACGTGAACTATCGCTACATCACGATGACGTTGAGGGCATGATGCGACAGAAACGAATCTACATTGTGGCCCAGCGTTACCCCACGCATGATGGTCAACGGCCCTTGAGCTTTGCGATCTATCAAGGCTGGACATTTTTAGCTTATTCATGGTCGCTTAGCGGGGCATGGGTGGCGCTACAAATTATCAGGAGAACGTGTGGACTACGCTGAATTCCTGGACAGTAAGCGCATTACGGTTGCGCCGAGTGGGTTTGAAGTTGAGCCTACTAACCCGCACCTGTTCCCGTTTCAACGTGATCTGGTCCGATGGTCCTTACGTATCGGCAAGGCGGCAATTTGGGCCGATTGTGGTTTGGGGAAGTCGATCATGGAGTTATCGTGGGCCGAGCATGTGGTCCAACACCTCAACGCCCCTGTGCTAATTCTTGCCCCGCTATCAGTCTCACATCAAACGGCTCGTGAGGGTGAGAAGTTTGGTATCCCTTGCCGCGTGGTCGCCTCACAGGCCGAAGTTGACGGTCCCGGCATCTACATCACGAATTATGAGAAGCTGCATCACTTCGATCCATCCGTGTTCCCCGGCGTGGTATTGGATGAATCGAGTTGTCTGAAATCATTTACTGCCGTTACACGCAACCTGTTAATTGAGGCATTCGCGCACACGCCAATGAAGCTGTGCTGCTCCGCAACTCCGGCGCCGAATGATCGGATGGAGTTAGGAAACCATAGCGAATTCTTAGGAGTGCTAACACGAACTGAAATGCTTAGCACCTTCTTCGTGCATGACGGTGGGGATACCAGCAAGTGGAGATTAAAGGGCCACGCGCAAGAGGAGTACTGGAAATGGATGTGTCAATGGGCCGTGATGATGCGGCGGCCTTCCGATCTCAGATACGATGACGATGGTTTTATTTTGCCAACACTCAACTACCACCATCACGTTGTTAAAGCGGAGAAGAATCTTGACGGATTCCTGTTTCCGGTTGAGGCACAGACACTAATCGAGCGACGTGGCGCACGGCGCGATAGTATCGCAGAACGAGTGCAACTGCTGGGCGAGTTAATCAAAGCTGACGACTCTCAGTGGGTTGTGTGGTGTGGATTGAATGTCGAGCAGGACACGCTTGCTAAGCTCTGTGGCAATGAATGCGTGTCAATTTACGGTTCGCTGTCGGACACCGAGAAAGAGTCACGGCTGACTCAATGGCTGAATAAAGACAAGCGCGTTCTAATCAGCAAAGTGTCGATTTTTGGGTGGGGGCTTAATCTACAACAATGTCATAACGTCGCGTTCCTCGGGATTTCTGACAGCTTTGAGGCTCTCTATCAAGGCGTACGGCGCTGCTGGCGCTTTGGTCAAACCCGCGAAGTTAACTGCCACGTTATCACGTCAGAAGCCGAGGGCGCGGTGGTGAGAAACATTCAACGCAAGGAAGCCGATGCTGCACGCATGGCAAAGGAGATGGTGAGGCACATGAGCGTTTATAACACCGAGGCGGTGCGTGGTCGTCCGGTAGTAGATGCGGGATATGGCCCAACTCAAGAAATGATCTTGCCTGAATGGTTAAGGGTAGCGTAAAATGGTGGCGTGCCTACTTTTGAAACAACTTGTGAATTTTGCGGTAGTCCGTTGGTGCGAGTGTCGGTTATGTCGATGTATTTCTGCGACATTCAATGTAAGTCACAATGGCAAAAATTACGTAAGCCAGTTAATGAAGAATGGCTACGAGACGCCTATTTAACTAAGGGTCTTAATTGCACTCAGATTGCTCACATAGTTAAGCGTGATCCTAAATCAGTTTGGAACTGGCTAAAAGACTTTGGGATTCCAACCCGGCCACGCGGTTACGGAGATCTTAATCGCCGATTTAAAAAGGGCGAAGAGTCGGCATTCAAAGGCAAGAAGCATACCGATAAATACAAGGAAGCAGTACGACAAAGGCGATTACAGGATGGTCACGTTCCTTATCTCAAGAATGGTATTCACTGGCTTAAGGCAACAGGGCGACGGCCCGGAAGCTGGAAAGGTGGCATTACCCCTGAGCGGCAAGCCTTTTATTCCACCCCTGAGTGGAGCGACGCGGTTAAGGCGGTTTGGAAGCGTGACGACGCAATCTGTCAAAGATGTAAGTTAGACCATCGAACAATTGAGCGGGGCAAGCCACAATTTACGATCCACCATATTGATAGCTTTAAGATCCGAGAGCGCCGTGCGGTAGTTGAAAACTTAATTCTATTATGCAGACCATGCCACTATTGGGTTCATAGTAAAAAGAATACGAGGGGAGAATATCTTGGTAAAGGTCATTAACCAGCAACTAGGCGGGCAGTGGGCTATGTATCAGGGCGATTGTTGTGAGTTAGTAAAAGGTATCCCATCAGGCTCTGTCCACTACAGTATTTTTTCTCCTCCTTTCGCTTCACTTTACGTATATTCGGCCTCGGAACGTGATATGGGAAACGCTCGCACGCACACTGAATTCTACGACCACTTCTCATTCCTCGTTGAACAACTGTATCGCGTGCTGATGCCGGGGCGACTGCTTTCGTTTCACTGCATGAACCTCCCTACGAGCAAGGAGCGTGACGGAGTAATTGGGCAGACTGACTTTCGCGGCAACTTGATTCGAATGTTTTGTGGGAGTGAAGCCGCGACACTCCATGAAGCTAAGCGGATACTGCAACGACTAGAACGTGACACATCTGAGATTGACGCCGCGCTGGTTGACGCCTCGCTACGCTCAGGTGGGTTCATCTACCACAGCGAGGCTGTGATTTGGAAAGATCCCGTAACTGCAATGCAACGCACCAAAGCGTTAGGGTTGCTGCATAAACAGTTGGTTAAAGATTCGTGTATGAGCCGCCAGGGGATACCAGACTACCTCGTCACCGTGCGCAAGCCGGGTGAGAACCCGGAGCGCGTTGCTGGACCATTAAACCGCTATGCCGGAGATGGCTTCATTGTCCGCCGCGACGATACGGTCAAGTCGCCGCTGGACGCATACTCGGATCAAGCGGTAGCCGGATCAGGCGCTACGCGAACCAGCATCGATATCTGGCAACGCTATGCCTCTCCTGTCTGGATGGACATTAATCCGAGCGACACGCTGCAACGTGAATCAGCAAGAGAGCAAGCTGACGAGCGCCACATTGCGCCACTTCAACTGCAAGTGATCGAGCGCGGCATCCAACTATGGACCAACCCCGGCAATCTGATCTACTCCCCGTTTGCCGGAATCGGAAGCGAAGGTTATCGCGCGGTGCAAATGAGACGAAGGTTCCTAGGCCATGAGTTGAAAGAATCATACTTCAAGCAGGCTTGCGCCAACCTGCGCAACGCTGAGGCGGCAATGGAGCAGACGACGCTGTTTAGCGGGGTGGGATGATGAGCGCGACGCAAACCAAGCGAACTGTTTACCACGTTGGCGATCGAGTGCAAGTAGTCGAGCCGCTGGTTGTTATCCGCGTAGGCTATCCATTGACGAAGGAAGACGCGCTGAAAGCCGTTGAGAAAGAGCACGCGCAAAAGGTTAGTGATTTTATCGTCAGCGTGACAGGGAATCCAGTCGATATTACTACCACCGATCCTCGACTATGCGCCGACCTTTTAGATGCGCTTGCCTCGCACTGGATTCGCTCCAAGGGCTTCGGCGGTAAGGAGCGAAAGATCTACACCGAGATAGACGAGCGTTTCCGTAACACGTCAGGCTGGACCGTGTGTAGCAAGCGTCACGTTAAGACTGGAACATATTGCAGCGGTGGTTATTCAGGTGGTTACGACAGTGAACCCGATTATGATCCTCCTTATCTCAGCAACGAACAAACGCACACACTGCTAACTATAGAGCCGCCTGACTGGAAGCTCAGCTTAACTTCGATTGAGATTGAATCAGTGAATGTGGAAAAGGAGTCGCAATGACCACCGCAACGAAAGCTGGAATGGCAATCGACCTGGGCCAGCTACGCGGCTACATGCGAGAGTTCATCGACGAGCGCGCGCCGGATAGTTCATCGGTGACGGAGTACGAATGGCGCTTTGAAACGTTCCTCCAGTGGCTAAAGAATCGTCAAGGGCCAGTGAGCAACGTACTGATATTCAAAATTGAGAAGGGAGCGGGAATGTCGATTCACGTACAAACGGGACATAGGCTTGATGTTGTTTTCAGCGTCGGCAGTAACGGGCGTAAATACCTGCAAGGAATTGAGCCGCACGGCGGAACATTATTACCGCTACACGAATCGGAGGCGCAAGCACTGATCGACGTATTACAAACAGTTCTAAATGAGATTGCCCTACAGGAGATTAACAATGGCAAAGCAAACAACAAAACGCGACGTAATTCTCGAAGGGATCGACAAGGAGATTGCCAGTGTCAAAACCGACATTGCTACAGCCGAGGCTGAGATGGCGGTCTATCGTAGTAACCTTAGTTCACTATACGCAGTTGAGCACGCGCTGGAGAAGTTGCGTAGGCAGACCGCAGAATCTCTCGCCCCGCAATCACGTCAGCCTACGAAGACGAAGCCTGCGACCATGACCGTCAAGGGCGAGCTATGCGGACGCTGCCAGGGGGCGACTAAGAACCATTTTATTCACAGCAACAAGGACGCTGAGGGTTATCACGCATTCGTTTCGCTAGCGAGGTTAACGAAGAAGCTGAGCCCGAAGAAGCGGGCAGGACTGCCAACTTCATCTAGCGATTTAATGGATCGACGACCCGCGCCAGACGAAATGTGCGCTTATATATCCGACGACGGACGTGGCAATGGCGCAGAGTGCCGCTCTGTTCAAGCTGACCCGATTCACGATAAATCAATGGGCTATGGTGGTTATCACCCTTTTCAACCGTCGTCCGCTGCTCGCGGTGCTCAGCCGCCATTGTCAGCGAATGGCGTGGGAACTAGTTCTACAGCGAATTCAGGGACGCTGCCGGAAGGCGTTTCCAGTGTAGCCCTCGAAGCAAGCAGAGGAGATTGAGATGACAGCAATGGAGAAGTTTAAAATCGGCCAGCGTGTCAGAATGACCAGAGAAGGCCAAGATAAGTTTTTGGACAACTTCAAACCTAAGCGCCGGTACGCGCGGGTAACGGGCTTCCCGTCCAGCGCTTTCGCTCAAGATCCGTCACTGCTGGTATCAGTCGTACGCGACGGTGAACGCAGTCCACGAATTTATCACATGGACTTCTGGGAGCCTGATAAGGACGCTGCGCACGCTGTAGCGGGAGGTGTAAATGATTAACATTACCGGAATTCCATTAACCAATCAGAGACCGCCACCACCGATGCCGATGGTCTCAGGACTGAATAACCTACATGGATTTGTGAAATTCTACATTGGCGTAAGCCTCACTGCGGATGAAATAAAAGAATGGTCGCCACAGCGGATCATGGATTTCTTTACAGGTATCGCTAAAGTTATCGTCGCCCGAGGGGTTCCGCAATGATCGGACACGTCATCATGGAAATCGAAGCAGATGAGATGCGGGCCGCTATAGCCTACTACTTGAATCAAGACGTGTTCATGGTCGAGGGTTATCCGAGCCGCATGGGCCATAAAGCTGTGGTTAAGGAAGTTCGTCAGCGCAGCAATGGGAACTTTGTCGTTGAGTTCGACGGCTGGCGTCCAACCTGAAAAGAGAGGCGGGAATGAGGAATGAATCCAACACCTGACATTTACTCGGGCCGAGTGGGTCACGATGTCTCCGAGGGTTTTTGCTCGTGTGGTGGTTTTCATCGACCGGAAGATGGGATACGCGCCGGAACTAAGACCGTGGCGGTGGACGATAACGGCGAAGTGAAGATTATTGAATGGAAATGTAGCGGCGGCAATGACGACATTAGCTGAGAGGGAGAAAGATGTCACGAGGAATTGACAGGCTGATAGATCTCATGCGCGAGCCACAGTGGTCCATACCGACAGCAATACGTACGCTGGTCAAGATCGACGCTGTGCCGGAGATGGCTATTGTCCCTGAAACGCCTAACGGCCCAGTGCTGGAGATGACCACGCAGGACGGTGAGGGCAATGTTATTCTCAAACAGCGTTGGAACCTTCCCGCGGTTGATGATCTGATCGGCAAACTAATCAAGATGCGCGATCATATGGCCCAGACGAAAGGCGAATGACCATCTTCCCCGACAACCGCGGCTACGTCGGCCTCTCGTGCCCTAACTGCGGCCATGCGCGAGCGCACGTCATCGACACGAACATGCGCGATGGCAGGGCGGCGCGACGGCGGCGCAACGAGTGTAAGTCGTGCAAGTTCCATTTCACGACCTACGAAGTACTCGCAGAGGAGTACGAGAAGATGCTGACCATGCGGGTTGATGCGCAGGAATTTGAATCGGTAATCAGTCAGTTACGTGCAATCAAAGCTCAATTCGGAGGCCGCAATGGACATCAACAGCGCTAAAACTGAATACGACTTCCTGCTCGGCTTCTACTTGCAGTATTCGATCCGTTCACCAGCACGTTCAAGTTTCTCACTCCGACTGAGCGACAGGAAGTGATGCTGACGATCTCGGTGTTACAGCGAAAGTTGTGTGAGATCATGCCCAAGGTGCAGGATCGGGAGGCGATGACGAGATGAGATTCCGTACTCCAAACCGATGTCATAACGGTCACTTTCGCTGGTTGTACTGGGAAGTGATGGCCGCAACTATTGTCATGCAGCAGTGGGGCGAGGCGACTTGTAATTGTCCGTCGCATAACTTCGGCGAAGGGTTCGCGCCAATCGGATCGGACCAGCTCTGCACGGAGATCAAAGATCGAACGGGTAGGGTAGTCTACGTCGGCGACATCGTGCAGCGCTATCCACTGAGCAAGTATCCCTACTCATGGGAAGTGAAATTCAGTAGCGATGAAGGGTTCGGATTGCCGGATGATATCAGTCCCGATATTGAGGTGATCGGGCATATTTACGAAGACGGATCTTGACAGTGGCGGTGGTCGTGACGGACTGGCAGCGGCATGCCTTGATTGGTCCGGGCGCGGGAAGCAGGGGGAAAGCTAACCCGCACATCTTGATAGTGTGAACAAGGCGGGAAGTAGTTAAAATCTAGACGAAAGGAAAGAGCGATCTGGTTGTAAAGGTTGATTTAGAACTGAGAATACTCCGCGTTGATTAGGACTCTGACGCGGAGTTAGAAGCAGGAGAGACGTTCACTTGATTGCTTGGGAGGGCGTCTTTTCCTGCAAATCTTCGGGAAAGGGAATATCGGAATGGGAAAACTGGACGAATTTTTAATTGAACTGGATCAGGCAGAGGCGAATGATTCCGGGCAAAGAGCCGCGCTAGATCGCTTCCATGAAGCGGCACGAAAGGAAGCGGAAACAACTGAGCAGCGACTTAAGCGGGCTGAGTTGGGATTAGGGGATTTCACCGTTTACGAGCTTTTATTCGCTGCTACGTTCAGGTGTAAATGCGGGGCGGGCATGGCATACCCGGATGGTATTAGCGCGATGCATGGAGCATGGTACTGCTCTGCTATTTTACTCGGAGAGGCAACACTGGGAACGGAACATACACCAGCCCATCCATTCGCTTACTACAGAGTAAAAAGTGAAGGGCAACCTACTCAGCCAGGCGCTACAACACGGCCGAACGGTACTCACATTGAAACGGAACCACACTACGCCTGTCACAACTGCGGTAATACAGGAAAGTTACCACGATTCCATGAAAGTGTTCATAAACGACCTCACGAGGACATGGCCTGCTCAAAATGCGGAACCCGTTATCTTAACGAGGACGGCAGTAGTAATTCAAAAATGCACATCCGCTGGTTTCAGGTGGTAGTTGATGACGAGGTAGAAGTTGCAGGCTGAGGAGAGACGCTTCGAAGCGGTGACATGCGGCGGGGTGTTTCTTCCTGCTATCGAAGTCACTTATGAACTACACTGAACCTATCAACGACACACGCTGGCTCTGCTGGTCATGTGGCGATCTCGACCGACTCAATGACGACGGGCTATGTCGCCGCTGCAAGCCTGAGCCAGTAGGGGAGTTTTACCAAATCTGCATGCGCGTGGTAGTAGGGGAGAAGAAAGAGATGAGACGGGTGTGGGTGATTGGATAGCCTATTCGGGCTTAGCTGGCAGCGTGTAGTTCTCAGGTTTAGTATCCTGCGTGTTGTCGTAGTTCTTTTGTTCCAATGTTAATGTCGCTTGCATCGTTCGGATTTGATTCTCGTAGCTCTCCATTTCAGATTGCATCTTCCACACCACCTCTTGCGCGTCAGCCAGCTTCCCGTCTAACTCTTCTGATTTATTGCGCCAGAAAACAACCTGAGTGCGCATCTGTTCTTCCTTTAGGTGCCATTCGTCACGGCGCGTCTCGGCTTTGTCAATAACAGCCTGCATGTCCCGCATCAGTTCGCGCCCGAGGTTTATTTCAGCCGTCTCAGCGGTGACGTGAATACTTTTAGTTTCGGCGCGGACTCTATCAAGCTCGATCGGTTCGCGCTTTCGCCTAAATCGCAGGGTGGTTATAGTTGTGACGACTGCAAGGATTGCTGTTACTGCGTTTGAGAGCAGCAGTAGCCAAAGGTGAGGCGAAACGGGGGTTTCTTGCTGCATCTCATCGGTCCAATACCTGATTCATTCTAGAAAGGAATTCAGCCCACTGCTTATCTCGTCGCTCATCGGCTACACGGTCTTTAATAACGAGCCTTAATTTAGGGTTGGCCCATCGCTTGGGATTCTTCTTGCGCGGAAAGATCGTGCCTGAGTACTGGGCCGAATCGGGCGGCATCAGTCGTCCGAAAGGTAATTTGCAGTATCCCCAATGCTCGCCCAAACATCCCGCGTCAGCTTGATCTTCATATTCAAAGATTCCTTCGTCTTCACTCCAGCGAAACGTGCGCCGGACGTTCCCCTGCGCATCGGATTCGACAAGAACCTCCTTCACGGCAGGAACTTTGAATATGCTGTAAGAGAATAAAAGAAAAGGTAGGTAGGCTAGTCTAAAATACCATCTCTGCCACCACGGCGCACCGTCGTCAAGGTTCCACTTCCACTGCGAAACCTTCCAGACATCTCGTGACTCGGGTTTCGGTTCGGGTTGCATAGTCTCCTTATTCGCCAGGAACATCGACATGGCCGGGCGGTTGCGGTGGTGGATTCTGCGGCTCATCCTGTGGCTGCGGCTTAGGTGCAGGCCTGCCAGGCTCGGGCTGCTTTGGCTCAGGTGCATCCGGCTTCGAATCAGGTCTATCCGGCTTGTTTTCATTAGCTGTCATTTGGGAGGTTGTTCCTTTCTGGTTTTGTGCGTCTATTTTGTTTACGTAGTTGGTGTCATCTGCGCTACCAGTCGATCGTGACTTAGAACTGCCTCACAGTGCTGAAACTCTTTCAAAGTGTGATGTCTGAGTATCAGCGCACATTTCCCACAGCGGTCATCAGCATGCGCCTGCTTGTATCGACGGAGGCGTTCTTGAGTGTCAGGAAGTGCTTGTAATTCCCACGCCTCTTGTAGCGAAAGAGGCTTGCCGAAGTTCGCCTCCATTGTTTTCTCGTCAAATGTCCGAAAGATATCTCCAGTTTGTGAGTTCATTTTTTCGTCTCCTAAATTAATGCTGACCTCAATGTGATGCTCCCCGTCTCAGTGGCAAATGCTCTCTTGATTCAATAAATCTTAGTGAGACTGACGCTGACTGACGCTTGCCGGGAACTTGGTTTTTATCTTCCATCACTGCGCGTAATCCGTCAATTAGTTCCTGTTTCTCCGCCGTAGTAATTCGTCCACTCCCCATTACACTCGCAATGTACTTGTCGGCCAATTCGGTCAGCCGTTCGCTCGTCGGGTTAGTTGCAAGCTTTAATGCATCCAGTGACGTTTTCTTCCACCATTCCAGCAGCGGCTCGGTTTTGGTGTTTAACCGATCAATATCACGAAACAGTTTGAAGACTGCGAATATTCCGGCAATTACCAGCGCCGTGACGACACTTTGGAGCAGCTGCGGCCAATTCATTCCGCGATACACTTCAGCGTGTCACTGGATTTTAACATCTCCCCATCGACAGATCGCATCTTGACAATTGTATAGCCATCGTTGGGATCGCTGAAATGGCCTAGCCAGATTCCTGCCGCAATCTCCCGTCCCCGTTTGTGTCGAAATGATAATCCGCGCATCGGGCGATTGGATGAACTAACTAAGTAGCTTTCTCTATGGCTCGGATGAATCCCTTTGTACCTGTCAGGAACCATGATCTCCACAGCCTGTCCGACTAACTCGCTGCGATGATAACCAGACATTTCCTCAAATCTACGATTAACCATAACGATCTCACCGTCTTTATCTGCCACGACGCAGGTGCCATCGGGATCGCACTCGACCACTTGCGCACACATATTCAGGAATCCTTCAATGCCGACTTTCGGCGCAAGGAATTGTTCCAGCCGCTCTGACATTGTCCGGTTCTGCATGATTAGTTTGCGAATCTGGAAAATGCCATAGATGATCACTCCGCCGCCGAGAATCATCACGGAGTTGGCGATTACGTTGAAAGTTGAAGTGTCAAACATTTAGGGGAATTAAGTGTCCAGTTATCCTAGCACTCCCTTGCGCATGAAGTAGTACCAAAGGCTGAAGACGCCAGCTACGAAGCCAGCGGCGAAACTAAGCACTGTAATGATTGCAGTTCTCATCTTCCGCGTCTCCCAGCGCGACTGAGACCCAGCACGAGCACGAATCCCATGAAGAGACAGAGAAGAAAAATGAGACAGCCGAATATCATCGTTTGTTTAAGTATCGCAACGCTCGTCAGTGCCAATTTGCAAAATGCCCCGATTTGCAAAGGATGGTAAGCAAGCTTCCTGGCGAGCGCTGCGAATTTGTTTCAGTTACGCCGGAGTACCACCCTCCGTCGTGCCGCCGCCTGTTTCGCCGCTGCCGCCCTCAGTTGGAGTACCCGCAACTGCCACACGAGCGAACTCGTCGGCTTCCGCGCGCAGATCCGCTGACAAGGTTGCCAGTTGACTGTTATCGCCCGCATTATCCGCATCCACTGCCGCCTGTACGCGGTCTGCGATGCCTTCAATGATTGCCACAATTGACGGGCGCACTTGTTTGATGCGCTCTACTTCTGCTGTCAGTTGAGAAAAGTCTGCTGCCATAATGTCTCCTTCTGATTTGAATGATTAAGTTTCAGATTGAGCAGAGCCTTCGAGTGCGTCTGCTTCGGTTTTTACTTCGCTGGTTAGCGCATCGATTCTAGCCTGTACGTCTTCACCGCCGAGAGCGATAGCAAGATTGCTGAATCCCTGCTCGATGGCCTCAGTCTCCTTCCCCTGCCACTTGGCAAGGTTGTCAGAGAGATTGTCGATAGCGGTGACAAGCGTCTGGAACTGCTCCGTGTCGAACTTGAAAATCAGGGCCATGCACATCTCCTATTGGCGCGTCGCTTGAAACACTTTTAGCATCTGCGCGGATTTAGTCGCACCCGAAACCGTTGATTCTAGCCCTACCGTAGCAGGCGCAGCTTGTGGGGTTTCCGACTCCACAAACGCTTCCACTGTCAGCAGCAGCACGTTAATCGAGGCGAGAATTCCAACAATCGTGGTGCGACGTGGAGTCTCGGGAAGGTTGAGTAGTGCATTGCCGACTGCACTGAGAGCACTACGCACCGTTGCGAGGGTGGATTGTGATGCGGGAATGTCGGCACTGGCTAATGCGCTCTTCAGCTTCTCCAGCGCGGGGATTACTTTTGCATCTACCGTAATCGCAAGGTCGTGAGCGTTTAGCAAGTCGAGCAACGGCACGGCTTCTTTAGCGATCTCGATAACGAATCCTGTAACTCTAACCGCCTTCTCTTTGGAAACGCCACAAGCTGGAGCAGCGAATCCGGTGCCTACCGCGAAGCCTGCAATGCCAAGTCCACTGGTTGCGATCATGTCGCGACGGTTCATACAGTCTCCTTCATTTATTAGGATGTGGCGCTTCCACCCGCACCCGCAGGCGGGCCGGAAGTCTTTGTGATCGCCTCTGAGCCCGCGCGCGTGAATCCAAACACGCCAGCCGCTGACGTGGCAATGGCAATCCAGCCAGCAAAGTAACCAAACGAGTTGGCGCGACTGAAATCACCTGACGACCATGCCCAAAAGGCGACACCAACGGCGGATAGAACCACCACGGATATCGGACCATATCTATCAGGAATGAAACCCCATTTGAAAAGTTGAGTTAGGGCTACGACGGCGGCAGATACTGTAATGATTGCTTGAGCGTCCATAGTCGAGCAGTGTATCACTTTCAGCCCTTATTTGTGGCGGAAAAGTTACGAGGCACGCGAGCACGCACGAAATAGTATAGAGAAATAATCGCGCGGGCTATTGACTCAGTAAGCGGCTTAGTGTATATTCAGGGGCATGGAAAACACAAGCACACCAGCAACCGCTACCGTCAAGTTCAATAAATTCAACGTCACCAACGGAATCGCTAAGGCTCGCGTTCACTACTCCCTTGATAACCGCATAGACGGTCAGCCTTGCGTGACGATTTACGCTAAGGACTACGATGCGGGCGACACACTAGCGCGAATCATTCCCACGGCGTACGTCAACAGCACTGACAGTCAGCAGGACTACTTCGAAAAGGGCCGCGTAGTGCTTTTTCAGAATCACCCGCTCTACACTGCCGCACGCGCCAGGGCAGAGGCCGTACGTGCAAATTAAATAAGTGGCTAAGCGCAACAATGGAAGACGAAACAATCAAGAAAGTAATGCGGGAACTAGGACGCCGGGGCGGGAAAGCCACTTCTAAAAAGAAGCGGGCGGCAACTAAAAAGAGTCTTGAGAAAGCCCGAGCAGCACGGTGGCCTAAGAAGAAAGCGACCAAATGAAGAAAGATAGAAAATAATTCGCCAAATGTATTGACTCAGTAAGCGGCTTACTGTAGACTGTCTTCACTATGACAAACACACCGACCAAAGGCGACAAGTTGTACATCGTCACTGAATCACCTGACAGCAATAACAGCGGTCGGTGGCTTGTTTGTGCTCAATACGTAACTATTACCAGTTGGGGTAAAACGCAGGGTACGGCTGAATACCACGACGGCTCTCGACATATCCGGCAGAGACTTTATACGTCTGATGCCGATCTGCGTAGCGGCGGACTACGGTTTATAGCAGCACTTGCGGGCGTCGAGTCATTCGCCGCCAACCGTCTTCATAAATCACAGGAAACGATCGATCATTTCCGTAAACATTTTAGTTCTTATCCGTCAGTTATTAATGGTCTAATCGAAACTCCTGTGGTTCGTCTGTGGGTAACAAACGGTAACGAAACTAGCGAAAAACTATTTAGCTAAGAGCAGAGGCAGTAATGAACAACTTATCACAAAAAGAAGTAAAGGCAAGTTTAAGGTGGCTTGGCCGTAAAGTCAGGCGCGACCGCTCTGAGAAGTGGCGGCAATGTGTTGGCATTCGCGCTTACGGGCCGCCATCTGGATGGAACGCGGTTTTTGAGATTACTTGCGCGGATGGTTATAGCTTCACGGTTTCAAAATTCGGCAGCGTTGAGACGGAAGACAAACCACGCAAACTGGCAAACAAATGATGGCTGCAACCCTTAAACAACTTCTCTGCCTCCGCTGTGGTCATAAATGGTGGCCCAAATCTCCACAAAAGCCAGATCGATGCGCAAAGTGCAACTCACCATATTGGGATAAGCCTCGTGGAGCAAAGCAAGGCAGACCAAAGAAGAAACTAAGCTAATCACAGCCTACGAAAAGGCTTTAAGGTAAATGACCATGACAAATCCATTAACTATCCCACCCGGCACTGAAATCTACATCCAGTCATTCGATGTTATGCGCCGTGGGGCTGTGATTCGCCAGATCGACAGCAACCATGTGGAGCTTACGATCTCCGATTACCCCGACATCGTTTACACAGCCGCGATTAAGGACATTCAACTACAGGTCAATGAGATTCACGTCATGGCCGCCGTGCGAAAGCATGAGTTTCAGTCAATGCATGGCACTGATACTTGCTGGCACTGTGATACCGATTACGGTCAACATCAAGCAGTGGCGGATATTGGGGAAACCAAATTATGAAGACGAACATTCGACGAATCTATTGCGGAGACAGATATCAAGGCTGCGGGAATGAGCTCACATCCGCCGATTTAGAAATGGGAGCGTGTACGCAATGTGGGCTTCGATTAGAGCCTGAGCCTCTTCCACTTCGTCATCAGTTGCTGCTTTCACTTCAAGAGATTCAGAGCCAAAGAGAGGCATTAAAATGCATACCAAAGACCGGTGCGCCGGATGCGTCATATGCCGCGCGAGAAGCTTTGAATTTCTGTGCACCGTTAAAGAATCTCATTGATAGCACGCAAAGTGGCGATAGCGCTGGATACCATATCGATCAGGCCCTGAGTATGACATATGACGACGTGGCTCGTGCGCAGGTTTCCGCGCTAATCAGTATCGCGATCAGTCTTAATAGGAGTCAATCACAATGACCACACCCAATCAACGAAAAGAACTGGTGCATGAGCTAGCTTACGCCCACATCAAATCAAGCGAGTTGTGGGATATCCTCCAAAACGCTGAATGCGACAAAGAGGCAGAAGAATTAGCCGCCGCAATTGAGCGCACCATTGACGCCTGGTTCTCACGTCGCTTAGCAGATAAGGCGGACAGTGAACGCATTGAAGAATTGATTACTTTGAGTCACTTCGCCCAACAACGAAAGTGAGACATAGGAATGGGTGAGAAGGAACAACAAGCTTGTCCAGAGTGCGGAATCACCAAGGGCCATAAGATTCTGTGTGTCACTGGTAACAAGCAGGCCGCAAAGTATCAAGATTCACTTGAGCAGCGACACGCGGTTAGGCAGCTCAAGGAAATACAGGAATGCGACAAGTGCGACTTATGCGAGGATCATCACGCATGACTCTCACCCGTGAACAGCTAGCGCCGGAGTTTACGCTTTCGTTTGATGGTGGTGATCCTGCCGAGCCACCGTTTCCCGATTGTCATTGTGGGCGCTGGGTGGGAGACGAGCGTACCTGTTCAGGCTGCGATCTTCATCCGCTGGATTGCCCCTGCTTACCAGTCGAGGACGATAATTAACCATGACTACTGAACAACTCGCCGCGCTGAAGGAAGTAGCGGAGAAAGCGCTTAACGTTGGCGCGGCAATAACGTCGTGGGAAGTTACCGCTGCAATGGAAAACTTTAAGTCTGCGTTTCGTCCCGCTACGTGTTTAGAGTTACTGGAGGAAGTGGAGCGGCTGCAAAAGGAGAACGATAGCAATGGGAGATAAGTCACTCGGCCTTTTACCTGAGGGCAAATTTCACGTTGAGCGTTTGGATGGGACGGATGGCCCACTCCAGAAACACAACGGGTGCCGATACTTCGTGCTTGACGTGACGCACGATCCACATGCGCAGCCCGCGCTTCGTGCTTACGCGGAATCAGCGCGAGCCGATGGTTTCCAGTCATTGGCGGACGACATTGAGGAGGAACTGCTCACGTGACCACTACTACTAATTCACCAGAAGCGCAACCAAAATGCCCGGCATGTGGAGATGCGAACTGTTTTGACCATGCGATACGCACGGCAGAAGCGCAACCACAGGGAGGGGAACTGTTACCGATGCCTGAGATTTGGCGTGATCTGCTTTCTACATGGGTTGCTATGCAGCTTGATTATCACAAGGCATCCGACCGAATGCGGGCTGTGGGCAAGGCTGCGGACGCTTGCGTAAACGAAGCGCGGGCCGAAATGCTCTCATGGTGCAGCAAGGAATTACTTGCGGTGGTTAAGCGATTGCCAGATGTCCGCGCCGTAGTAGTTGACGATGCGGCGATCAGGCAGGCATTACGGCCTATTCGGGGATGCGCCACAGACGATCAATACGTTGACGTGTTCGAGCGAGTAACCGCCCTAGTCGCGTCCACTCCCCGCGCTACCGGAGAAACAACAGTTGAAGCGTGGCAGCCGATTGAGACCGCACCTGTCAATGAACGAATACTGGTTACTTACCCATCTATAGACGGCGAAGAGATACATATTGCAACCTTATTCGACTGCTTAATTCCCGGCAGTACACGGCAATGGCTGTCGGCCAGTTGGGCCGTAGTCGGCTCTGGCGCGCACGTCCTACCTACACGCTGGCGCAGATTGCCGTCGTTGGTCGATACAGAGGAACTGACAGTTGAAGCGGCGGCACACGAGATTCGCGAGCTGTGGCCCAACTGTTCATTTCAAATCCGCGAAGAAAACAACGCGGGTTTTTACAAACCATTCAAGCGGCACTTTGAGATCGGCGTTATTTCCACGGATTACGAAATTCACGGTGAGCGATTTGAAGGCGCTACACTCGCTGACTGCATGGCCCAAGTCCGCGCCGCCACCCGCACGGAAGGGGAAGGAGAGAAGTAGTGAACGAAAATCTAGCTGAGGGTTTAGGTTGCGCAGCGGCGGCCATTGGCGTTGCGCTTGCGCTCGCGTTGCTAATATGGGCCTTAACCGGGTTTCCCGGACTGCACTGACGAGCGCGAAGTGAAAGGCAGAGATGCTTATTTTACGCGAGTACTTTATACACTTGATTGCCTTGCTGGTCCTACTCGGGTTGCTGGTCTATCTGACGCCGAAGATTGCTCAGACAATCTCAGACAGCATGACGCCAAAGACCTCTACGTTTAAGCCATCACTGTAATCGGGAGAGAAGTGAACTCTTATCAAAGACGACAGCATAGACGCCGGATGATGTTCGGCCTCAAAAGGTTCGCAGCGAGAGCAGGCAAGGCCGCGCAATCGTTTAGCTTACTAGCCAATAGCATGAAGATTGTCGCGGAGAAAATCGCGCTGCTCAAGTCACATTCACCTTCACAACCGCCACGCCACAACCTGACTGAAACGTAATTGTGCGACTCTGCTTCTTCACGCGCACCTGAAACTGTTTTACCGTTGAAGTTGGTCCCGCGTTCCACGTCAGAGGCAACACCGTCACTTGACCATCACTGCCGATGACTTTGACCTCAGTAGGCCCGCTAACATTCTGTAGCGTCACCGCGATGACGCCGCTGCCATTGCGCGGTATGGTCACTGAGGCAGACGCAGAGATCGAGCAGGGGATCGTCGGTGGTGGAGGAGGCAGCGGTGGTGGCTCCACAGGCGGCGCTGCGACATTCTTCACGGTGACTCTCACCCGCGCGGAGTCCACCGCCTTCCCCGACTGCCACGCGCGTATCCAGAGCAAATGCGGCCCATCTGGCATCTGTGTCGTATCCAACTGGAACTCGTAGGGCGCAGTTATGTCCATTTCGACCACAGTTTCATCCGCGACGAGAAACACGTCTCCAATCCCTTCCGCGTTTGTAACAGCCGCGGTTACAGACACCTTCCCCGAGAGAATTGCGCCGTCAGCGGGAGACGTGATTGTGGCGATGGGTGGAACAGTCGGCGTTGGTGTAGGTGTAGGTGTAGGCAGGGGTACGGGCATCGGTGTTGGCAGAGGAGTAACAACCGATCCCCCTTGCGCTGCTACAAGTGCCTCGATATCAACTCCGGGATCTTTCCCGTCTACACCTTTTCCTTTCCACGCACTCGTCAACTTGTAATCCGCCCCTACAACTTCGGCTAAAGTGTTCGGAAAATAGTTTCCGGCCGGATATCTCGACTGGAACTCACTTGGGCTGTCTGGTCCTAAAACTTCCTTTGCGATGATGTTCCCGCCAATGAGTGAAGATGGAAAGTACTTCGCAATCGATGGGTTTCCTACTCCTGATCCACTGCCAAAAATACCGTAATCGTTGTGTCTTCCTATGTTGTTTATGAAGACGAACCTCTGGTTAGGCAGATAGTCGGTAAGGATAAGACTTCCAGTCTGGAAGGCCGTATTACTCTCAAAAGTCACGTCTTCTGTTCCGTTAACTACCGTTGCGAAAACACCATTGCTTCCGTTAACAGGACCGTCCACAATCCAAAGGTTGTTTAGAACTTTGACACGCTTTAGCCGAACGTCTTGAGGTTGAGGGGGATCGTCTATCCCTAGTAAAAGAATTCCTGATCCGACGTTCTTAATTATATTGTGCTGAAATAGAACATCTTCGATCAGTGCCGCTGTTCCTGAGTCACTCGGCCTCGGCGTAAATACGATAGCTCTTCCTGCTTGAGCTTGCGTCCAGTTGTTCTCGAAGACGTTGCCTTCTACGATAACGCGACGAGCATTCTTTAGCTCAAAGAGATTCTTAACTGTCCATTGAATCCCCGCGTACGAAGGATCATTGGTATACCAAGAGCGGGGCTTAAAGAAATAGCATCGACGCACTTCTATGTCTGAGTGGATAAGTCCGGGGATGGAAGGCGTTGCACCTCCAAACATCACGTTCTCGCCTGCTCCCTCCAAATAGCAATCCAAGATCGTGAATGGCCCCGGACCATTCCACGAGCAAATGGCCTGTGTGTCATAGCCAATTCCGTGAATCTCCCGCACTTTTGAATTCGTGATCTTGAAGTTAGCTCCGTTCGCTGCAATACCGCGTTGGATGTCGGTATGCGGGTGTGCGTGGATGTCACACTTATCAATAGTTAATCCTTTAGGCACTTTATCAAGAGAGTTCTGGTCCGATCCACCGCTTCCGAACTCGATTAGAACGCTCATTTTTGCCATCGTCTCGGCGCAGGTAACTTCTAAACCCTGTAGAACCACTGGGCCTGTGCCGAGAGCAATCTTTATTGTTGGATCGAACGTAGGTGAGACAATCTTGGTGCCTGGTCCTCCGATGATGTTCAAAGGTTTATTGATGGTGAAATTTCCAGTTGAGACATCACCGTCCGGGATCGTGATCGTATCGCCGGGGTTGGCTAGGTTGATTCGTTCTTGGAGGTTCATTGAGTGCCCCTTTCGGGATAGATGCCAGTGTCGGTTTTAATAACCATTTAAGAGATTCCTTTCCTAGATAACATAGTTGCCAGCGCCAATCAGCACTGGAGGGGCATTTTCCGAGACACCCCATTCGATTTCAATATGCGACACACGCATCTGCGGAGTCGATGTGTCAGTTGCGCCGAATTCGAGTTCCACGTGAGATGACCGCATGTTAGGAGTCGAGGTGTCAGTTGCGCCGAATTCCGCCTCAACATGTGTAACCCTGACATTAGTAGCCATTACGCAGCAACCTTATAACCTAACTCAATCGCGTCCAGTCCAGACTGAATCCAAGTGACTGAAGTATCAGGATCTAACTCCTGAATCAATTGATTTTGTACATAAGATGTACCGAGAGAAAGTGAGGTCTGCGGGTAGCTTGTTCCGCCGCTTCTGATTACGGTCGCGCCGCTGCGGGGATCAATGTCATCCTTCCGCATAATCACGGAAGTTTGAGTGCCTCGGATTACTGCTGATGAGGCAAGACCCGAAGATGTTAATGCAAACGTATCGGTGTCCCCGACGTTGCTTGAGAAGTTATAAGTAGTATCGTTATCAACTGTTGCGCCATCATCAACGTTCTGAAAGTTAGAGCCCGCGCTCGGCGTGAACTGTGCTGAGTTTCCGGCACCGCTGACCGTCTTAACTCCCGTTTTAAAAACGCCAAGAAAGTTGTTATTAACTGACCCTGCGGTATCACAGATATAGACATCGCGGAATTTCCAATTGGTACTGGTATTGGAGGCGGTAGCACTTAAGATCGATATTGAGTTGCAAATTCCTGTATCCCCCTGCCGTGTATCAATTCCTGAAACACTGAGTAGAACTACCTCGTCCTGCCTGATCTCTACGGTGCCCGCAGAGTCGTGAACCTTTACCTTAACTTCGATATAACGACAACCGGAACCAAAGGCGAGCGGCGTTCCCTGCACCCCTCCTATTGTTCCGGCGTTACTAGCCCCCTGTCGCAACTGAAATCCTGTACTCAAGATTCCGATATATAGATGTTGTGTATTGGCAGATCCGTCCCACTCGCCGAAGATCGCAAGGGGTGTTTCGCCTGATAGTGAAGAAGGGAGTTCAACGCGAAACCCTAAAATGAGAGTATCACCGCTCAACGAAACGTCCTGCCATCTTCGTTGACCGCTATTACTTAAGGTGAACCAAGTGCCCGATTGTCCAGAGGGAGCCGAGTTCCACGTAGGAGAACCTGTATTACCGCTCCACTTTGTCGCATCATAGGTGCGCTGTCCGTCGCCCGAATCAATTAACTTGAGAGTCATTAGTCTTTACTCCGCAGGTTGCGTAACTGTGAAACTGGTAATCGCGACTACTTGACTAGTGGTTATGCTGACAGATGTTAACTCTATTTCCCCGCCGCCACCCGTGGCAGTGATTGAGCCATCGTACCACCGTGTTCCTGATGATGATTCCACGCGAAACCATCCTGCCGTCCCCGTATCCCCCGCCGTTCCCGACCACGTCCCAAGCTTGGCGGCAATTCCACCGGACGCTGCACTCATTGCATCAGCAGGCAAGTTAATAGTTACTAATAGCGTTCCGCTGGCAGCCCCGCCCGCCGCAGGCTGCGAGCCCGTGTACATCTTCAGCGTCGCGCTATTGAAGTCGTCACCCACCGAATCAGCGGATCTATTGCGAGCATTATCATTGAGACGTTCAGACATTAGAAATTCACTCCCTTACCGGAGATCAGGTCATCGTGCTCCTGTTCGACTTGCAGGATCTTTTGCACCCGTAGCACAATCTGTTCCGGTGGTATTAACGCCACGAGCCGAAGCAACACCTCGTCAAACAAGGCGAGATTTCTGTTGATTTCCGCTTGATCCACCACTTCTCCCCGGCCACTTAGTTGAACTGCTTTAACCATTGAATTCTCCTACATTGGAATTGTGAAACCACCAGTACCCGGTGTTTCTACAGATCCCGCTCCTGCAAATTGAATTGTCGGCTTGGTCCATCGGCCCTGTGCTGCTCCTAAGCCAATCGCGATTGATGCTGTTGGTTTAGTTATATTGCATACATTCAGTAATGAACAAACTTCTAACTCTACGGTGTACAAACCATCAGCACTTGCGGGAAACTCAAAAACTAATTCTCCGTTGCTATCAGGGATCGCATGAGATAACACTGTTTCATTGACCGTGGCTCCTGCTCGTTTAATCACTCTGACATTAACGAATTGACCATAGATTGAGTCTCCCGCAATGGCTCCGCCGCGGATCGACGTAATGCCCGCCGCGCCATCGGTTGATTGAACCAATCCATCAGGCGGGAAGTCCACTGTATTGAAAGCTATGTCAGGCGGTGCGCCAAGGTAATTAACCAACCCACTCGGCAACGGCACCTGAGTCTGCAATACCGCATCGTCAAACGCCGAAGTCGAATACAGCCTGCATGTAAATGATGCTTCGAACTTCTGATTGTAACTAATCTCTTCAATCGTCACGGGTACGTTCCGCCACTCGCCTGAGTCGTCAGAGAGACAAACCAGATCACCCATCTCCAGTAGTAGCGGCTCACCGGCTGCGCTCCACTTGAAGAAAAAGTCAAGGTCTCTGAACTTGGCGAGATAACCATTTAGCAACCGTGAGGCCTGGTTGAAGTTATCCACAGCGGAGAGATCAATAGTCGTGCTGTTAATCTCCCCCGTCTCGTCCTGATGGCGCTCATCGTTGATCGTAATAGGTTGCTCAGCGAAATCCTGAATCGCTTCCCGGTACGTTCCCTTGACTTGGTTGATGAGCGATTGTCTACCACCTTCCGGCCATCCGAACGAGCCGTCGAGATGTGTGGCTCGGGTAGTATCCGCATAGGCTAAGGCTCGCTGCGCATCGGAGTACATGACGCGAAGGATCTCTTCCCCGGTCGTATTCAGCTTTGGCGCGTGTTCCGCTGTGACGAGGGGGAGAGAGTTGATTGAGAATCCTGTCCCATTGTTGTTATGTACCAGCAGCATAAGATCGGAATTCGCCTCGACTGAGACAAACCAGTCAATCGAATCTGCCCCAGCAGGCAGCGAGACTCCAGTGACATCAATCTGCTTGTTTGCAAGGATCGTAATTGCGCCGATATTGGAAATGTTCGTATTGCCGTTTGCGTTGCGATACGCGTAAGCGACTAAATAAGCTCCGGCTGCAAGAGTACCAGCGGATGACGCAAGCGTAGGCGCGGTTACGGGATCGTCTAATTCAGCAAAGTGATTCTCCTCTAACGGCGTGGTGAATTTGAGTACGCCGTACTTGGCGAAGATTACTACCTCGGTAGGATTAGAGCCAAACCGCTGCGCCTCAACATAATCTCTCAACCCCGGCTCGGCATTGATTGTACAAGCCAGCTGGCATGCCATTGTGAGATTATCAATCGCTGCATCCACGTCTTCCTGTGTTGCTGTAATACTAACAGTGTAGGAGTCAATTGTGATTGAGATCACGTCTCCCACAGCACAGCTCCCACCAATTGTCACCGTGCCGGTAGCAGGAGTGGAAGTTGAGCCAGCGGAGAACGTACTACCCGATGCCGCTGCAGTCATCGTCCCACTGGTAGAGTTAGCCGAGAGGGTGATCGCGTTACCATCAGCAGAGTATTCAACGGTATCGAGGACCGGGCGCACTTCGGAAGTGAGCTTATGCGCGCCTAGAAGAATCTTCCCTCTCAACGGAGGATAGAGGTTGACGATCAGATCCAAAGGACGCCACGGAGTTACGTCCAGTACCTTAATCGAAGTCGCGCCTGCTGGGGCATTGTCTCTCAGGTAGGTATGATCTACAGGCCGCTCACAATCAATTACCAATCTCCCGTGATGGTCCCAACGGGTAAAACCGCGAAAAGTCGTATACAGCGTATCGTAAAGGAAGTCTATCGCTTTCTTCTTATCAGTGATGACGATCCCGGCTGTGTAGCGCTTACGATAACGAGTGATGACATCCAGTGAAGTGGGCGGTGAGTCAGGATCAAAGAATTCATACACTGCCTCCCTTGCCCAGTAGCCACCCGGTCGTTGGTCCTGAAACAGAAAGTCCAGTCCTAGCCCAAAGAAGCTAAGCGCGCCAATCATTCCTGTGGAGTTGAATCTCTTGTAATCAACTCCCGCTCTCGTAGTCTCAGTGTCCGGTAACAGGCACCTCTCCGCGTTGGAAACGTCCTTAATCCCTCCCGTTGTGTAAGCAGCGGTGATTGCGGTTGCTAGTTCCCCAATGTGATTGTCAGGCAGTCCGAGATAAGCAGGATCGTTGATGATAAATCGCGCTAGATCAACCGGATTGTCAGACCACGCGATCACTCCATTACCATAGCCAGCAAAGGCATTGGATATCCTTCCCGTGCCATTACCATCGACTCCGAATGCCTTGCGCACAACCTGTCCGGCGATTAGCGAGGTGATATCCGGCGCGGGATCTGAGATGACAATATCTGAACCAATGCATCGTCCCGTGACGTAGGCGAGTTTTGAGTGATACTCACCGCCAGGGAATACAAGATCCTGCGTCTGCGTGCCGACATCTCCGTACTCGCCTAGGTGCTTGACAACTTCTAACGGCTGGCTAAAGTTTGGCGATTCATTCTTAAGCGTCACGAAGTCCTTGATCGGTCCCCGGCACGCGCCCTTCTTAAACCAGATCGTCTCTCCTGCATCCTTGTATTGAATCGTGAACAGTCTATGCAGCCACCGGCCCAACACTACCGGAACAGGCTGACCGTAAGGCGTGGTGTTGTAGGTCGAGTTATCAACTGTCGTCTTCTTCCGACTAATACCAGGAAGAATGTTCAGCACCTTTTTGAAGAATGATTCATTGTGCTTGTGTAGGAAACTCGACTCGATTTGAACTACTTGCGTGCCTTGAAAGTACTTCTCGTTTCCGTACTCAATGCACTGCGCCTCAGTCTTGTTGCAGACCTTCGCGGCCTGGTAAGTTGCAGTCTTCTGCGAGAGTGTTTGATCGCCTAAGCAGTCGCCTTTCTTGAACTTCAACGGACAGCTTGGTTGTAAATCACGCTCGGGAATCTGCGCCGCTATTGTGCCGATATCCTGCTTGGCCGTGATTGTTCCACTTGCTCTATCAAAGTCATTCGGTTTTTCACATCTGCCTACAAACCAGATAATCGAGTGGGAGAAGGGAGAGGCAGAGGCTTCAATGATGCTGAGACTGCTCGCGGAACGCGGGACGATGCGCACCACGAGACGCATTCCCGGCAAGCGATTGGTGAGCACGAACCTCGCTAAGTATCGCCTGCCGTCCTCATCCTGTTTGATGTTTGAACAAGTGAGCGAGACGGAATCAAATTGCTTGCCCTTAGACTTCTTGATGCTTGGCCCATCAGTGACGATGCGGATGTAGTCGATAGTCTCTGCGCCCCAGGTGAAGGAAATCGATGACCCGGCCCAGCGGGCGAGGGCATGGCGTGGATCGTAACTAAGATTACCGTCCAGTGGTTCAGGGAACAACTCGTAATTCCATTCGTAAAGCTCGTACACGCAGGACAGGTCCCGCGAGCGCGAGCGCAGGACTGCCAGTAGATCGTCACTAACGTCATACATAGATTACGAGGGGTAGCGCACGATAACGACGCGGCGCTTCTGGATGAACTTGACTCCGTTTACATCGCCGTGGTCCCGATCAAACGACTCAAACCGACATCCGGTAAATGTCGAGCCTTCCTGAAAAGTCCACGGATGATCGCGAGGTTCGATGAAGGTGAACGTGATGTGCTTCTTATGTGTATCCCAAAACTGATCGAGAATGTTGGCGTCTTCATCGGTTAGACCGTCGTAAATAATTTCCCATCGTTGCGGAGCGTCCTCAGCAGTCGTGGTAAAGTCGCGGCCTTGATCCTCGTAGACACTTTCAATGGTGATTTCACTATAGTCCTTACGATGGCGTAGGTACTTGACATAAATCGGCCCTGTGTCATATGAAGTCGAGTGTAGAGGAGTTGGAAATGTAGCTTCCGCCATTACACCAATACCTCGTCATCTGCAAATGCCTGCCGGATAGGGCCTCCAGACTTAACGTCATTGAGCACTACCGCGGTGAAGGCACGAGACATCTGATCTCCCGCTGCGCGAAACTCAACGATAATTCGCTGTGGCTCAGGTTGATTGCGATTGAAGGCGAGGGGATTTAACTGACCACGATCGCGATCTCCGCTGCTGCTGCCCGTTCCACCACCTGAACCTTTCTGCTTGAAAGCGTCTCCGGCGACTGCCCGGCCTGCAATTGCGGCAACTCCAGCAATCGATCCCCACAGCGCGGCTGAGATAAACGCGTCGCTGGCTCCCTTGAAGTTGCCAATGGCGAGCATTGCAAACCCGACTGCTAGTTGCTTTACGGCGTTGATAGCCGCCTCTGCCGCGATAGACGCGAGCGCCTGCGCGAGGATCTTGCGCATTACGGCAGGGCCAGTCTCACCGAGTAGTACCCAATTGGCAACTACCTGACCTAAAGCGTTGGCAAATTGCTGAAATGTATTGGTGAGAATTTCACCGAGAGGCACAATCGTGCTCTCAAGGACACTTGCGAACTCCTTCAAATCATCAAGGTTTAATTGGACTCGGCCAATTGGATCAGCTTCCTTCGCCGCTAGTCGCGCTTCTCTTAAGATTCGCTCCTTTTCCTTTTCAGATCGTAATAGCTCCGTTTCTTCTTCCGCGTGCAGTAGCTCCTTCGTAACATTCGCTGCCGCAAGATCGTCTACGGCCTTCTGATATTCCGCGCTGGTTTCTTTACCCACTGCTCTTAACGTTGTTAAGCGACTGGTAAGAATTCGGATCTGAGTATCGTTTGCGCGTTGATCCTCTCTAATTAATTCCAGTGACGTTTGGTGGCGTGTCGCCGCGTCTGCTAAATCAATTTGTAGCTGAGCGTTGATGATCGCCTTACGCGATGCGAAGTGGAGCCGCATGAGGTCAATAACCTCTTGGGCCGTATCGCGCTGAATCCGTGCGATTCGATTTTCAATCTGTTCTAACTGTTCAGCGTAATCGCGAGCGTTCTCAATATCCTGATCACGCCCGTCTTCGGTTGCTCGTTCACCTTCGTCTTCAATTAACCTTCGCTGCGCGCGCAGAATCTTAAGTTGGTTATTTAACTCCGCTTCGGCTTTGGTCCGTTCTCCTATACCGATAATTGATGTCGTCGCTCTTAACTTCGCCTCCGTCGCTCCGATCTCCTGATCAATAAGGTCTAGCTTGATGCGCAGGATCTCTCGCGCCGCATCTTCCTCAGTTTTAACTCTTAACCTTACCTGAGACTCTATAGCGGCTATGGTCCGCTCACCAGATATACGTAGCAATTCGAGTGTGGTATCAATCTCGGCAGACTTAATATCACGGACGCGATTAACCGCATCCTGCTCCTTTCTGAACCGTCGCAGTAGTTGCTCGTCCTGTAATGTTTCCGCCTCTTTATCTAAAGCCTGAATCTGACGATCAAATTCCTTTCGGTTTTCAATCGTGAGAAACCCAATACGCTGTTGCGCCTCAAGGGATTGACGCCGGACTAAAAGCTTGGCCCGCTCAATTTCCTCAATTACGGTTAGCCCCTGACTCTCAGTTATCTCCTCGCGGTCAAGTTGTGTCTCAATAGCCTTGATGTGTCGATCAAAGTCGCGAAGTAGGTTGTCAAGATTACTGCGCTCCTCGTTCCGCTGAGAGTCGGCGCGCTCTTTGGCCGCTTTCGCTCGGATCTCGCGTGAGGTAGTTGTGAACAAGGACTCCGCGTCGAGTTGTTGTTGCTGGAGCTTTTGAACGTCCTCACCGGACTTGCGGACGATCTCCAGCTTCTCTGACTCGGAAATGTCGGTACGGCCTTGAGTGATCTTGATCTGCTGTTCCTGTAAATCTAACTGCGCCTGAATGCGTGCTTTATCCGCGTCCAACACTTTCTTGTTTTGAGCAATAACCCTTTCTGCTTCTTGCTGACGATTGATGCGTCCTTGCTCAAATAGTTCGTTCAGGATTTGCTTCTGCTCCGCTGCTGAGCGCTTCACGATTGCGACTACCGCGTCCGCAGTCTGCGCCGCCTCTTGGGCTGTCCCTAAGAGTGTTGTAGTGGAAAGCGCTACCGGCTTTGGCCCCGGAGCGCCTTGCGATGGAATCGCCTGCGGGTTGATGTCTTTGAATATCGTTGCCTGATCGTTCGATTCCTTGATGGCGCCTGCAAGCGCCTTGTAGTCCTTGGTAAGCGCGGCCACGATGAGGCCCAGTCCCTTCATGCTCTGGCCCACAGTGCGTACGACCGGACCGGCCAGATTACTGAAAAGCCTGAGCAGTGGGCCAAGATCGCGGACCAGATCACCAGTCACGCGGATCACGTCGATGAAAGCGGGGATTAGCTCCTGCGCGGCTACAGCAGACGCGGCACGGAATTGAAAGTCCAACAGCGCTAATTCGTCATTGAACTTGTCGGCAGCACGGGCAGCATCCGTCTCAATGAGTATGCCCATTTCACGGAAGCGTTTGATTGCCCCGTCGAGATCGCCGTTAGTTTCCTTCAGAATGGCAAGAATCTGCTTACCGCCTCGCGCGCCGAACAATTCAGCCGCGGCGTTGGTTTGCGCAAAGCCTTCCGGCATCGCGGCTAATGCAGTGAAGGCTGACCGTAGTGCGGTCTCCGTATCCGAAGTGTCAACGTTGAATTTACGAAACAGTTCTCCGGTCTTGCTGAGTGGGTCTTGCGCATCGTCAAGTTTGCGTTGGAAATTGAATACAGACTGCGCAATGTTGTCGATGTTTCCGCCGGTCGTCTTTGCTGCTACCTCCAACGCAGAAAGCGTCTCAACTGCCAGCCCTGTCTGTTGGGCCAGATCGAACATGCGGCCCTGAAACTCGGCAGCGTTTTTTGTCAGCTGGAAGATCTCACGAGCCGCAAGTGCTGCCCCGGTTGCAAGGGCCGTAATCGCCACCACCGCAATTCCAATAGGAAGGGCCAGTCCTCCCGCTGCCACCGCTGCGCCTTCCGCTGACGTTGCCATTGCGGCTAATCCCGATGCGGCCTGCTCGGCAGATGGAATAATCTTCGCGTTGTTTGCCAGTAGTTCTGCGCCGAAGAACTTCACCGCGGCAGCGTCACGGTTAGCCTGTCCCTCGATCTTCGCGAAGGTAGTTAGGAAGGTGGTTAGTTGCGGGACAGATTTACTGGTAGCAGAGGAAAGTCCCGTGATTGAATCGGCTACTTTCTTGAGCGCTGCTTCCTGCTTGGCGGTCTCTTTGCCTAACCCGCCGATATTCTCAGTGACACGCAAGAAGGCCCCGCCAACTAGAGGAAGTCGCTGACTGACAAAGACGTTGAGATTGTCGCCTAGCTCACTGAATACTTTGTTCGTGCCTGAAACGGTTTGTGTGAGTTCGGGACCGAAGGATTGCCGCAGTTGGGCCACCGCGGCGCGAGTCTCAGCTACCGCAGCTTTACCGCCAGCAGCGTCTCCGCGAATTCTTAGTAACAGCGATGTCTCGTTAGCTGACATAAAGTAAAAGGCCCAACTCGGTTAAGAATCGGGCCTGCTGGAAGCCGCTAACTAAAATGTCCAGCCCTCAGTCGGAGGGCGGGATTGCCGGTACATCTCAAATGCAATCACTCGCAGGTGATCGGTCGTTAGTTCGTTCTTGTGAATTTGACTGCCATGCTTGTTTTGAAACCTGACTTTGCCGTCTGAGATTTCAAGAAAGGGTTTCTGACAGCGGTTGCAAATCAGCACTGAGCCTGACTCACGGTGCTCAATGATTAGCCGATGGGCCATTAGAAACTCTGCTCATTAAACTTCTCGGTTTCGATCTTGATTCGTTTGGGCATTGAGCCTGTCGTCAGTGCTGCTAGATACGCAGTTAACCTTTCACTCTCACGCTCCTGCTCAAACCCGTCCCATATGATCCCGCACTCGATGTTGAATGCCTGTGCTATCGACTCGTCCTCAATCCCCAACTCCTCTGCTGGACTCCTAAGACACAGCTGTGCTGTCGTTATCAACGTCAACACTTGATCCCGATCCTTCAGGAAAGTTACTGACCGCTTCCACGGTCGTTTCTCCTTCCCTCAACTTCACGGGCATCGTTGGACTACCTTGAGCAAACCACATGAAAATCTGCCAGAAGTCTCGGACCGGAAGGTCGTCAGGGTGATACTGGCCTTCTTTTGGATTGAGTGAGACTACCGGGCTGACAATCACGTCCGAGATCACCACCCGAGCGAATTCCGTCAACTCTTCAAGCTCTGAGTCAGAAAGCTTCTGAATTGCATCAAGCTGTGCGTCCGCTGTTACCTTTTCCTTTGCACCTACCTTGTTCAGCACGCGGACAAATCTCCCGGCCTTGAGCGAGAGACTTGGCCCTGGACGGCGCAGGACAACCTGATTGCCGGAATCACAGGTGAATGTCGTCACCTGCCGCTTAGACCATTGATTGTTCATTACGACTGCGCCCCCGCGTTCTGAGTAAAGAAGCGCCCGACACGATCAGCAGCCGCGCGAGTCGATACCGCAAGCCCGCGAAACGCTACCGGCGACTTGCTGATTTCCTTGCTCGTGATATTTCCTGCAAGTCCGGCGTCGTTAAATGCCTTATAGAGATGCACTACGCCAAACCGCGTCGGGTCGTCCTCAAACGGCCAGATGAGTGCCACGGAGGTATACTGCGGATCTGCGTTGCCGATCGTCACGCCTGTAGAGCCCATCACGTCGCTGCGGGTGAGCGTTGGATTCAGCACCTCGGCCAGATCCATGTCCATGACTTGCAACAGAGAACCTGAAATCACCGCTTCCTGCGCCGTCACGCGCGAGATAATTGGATCAGGTGACTCGTCGGCAAAGAACTGGGTGAAGGTTGGCTTGACGAGGAACTGCCAGCCTGCGTCAGTCCAGCCAACGTGACGGGCGTTGGGATTCTGTGTTGAGTCAGGTGAGCCATCCGCATCGAGGATTAATCTTACGCCCGCCGCGCCGTCCCATGCGTCAGTGCCGCCACCGAGATCGATGTAAAACTTCCCCGGCCCGATCCCTACGTCAACCGTGCTGAAATTGTCTGCCGTGCCCGCCATTGGAGGATCTCCTTTGTGAAAAGAAAAGCCCGCCACTTCCTCGGTTAAGAGAAAGGGCGGGCAGGTAAACGTCAGTGCGTTTCTTAGACCGCTAGATAGTTTTCAACTACACTACTTTTCGTTACACGAAAGAGTGACTTGTAACAAAGCGTCTCGATAATAAACCGACTCACGCTCACGGATAGATCCGTAGACGTGTTCCATTTCCAAAACAATGCCAAACATTATAGCAGACATATTTCGCTTCCAGTCAATTTTTGGTGCGCTGCGAAGTGTTGCGTCCAGAGCCGTCATATATTTCATTAGCTTGCGGGTCACATTGGGCGCGGAATCCGCCGTAACCCCGATATAAATATCGAACCGTATCGCTTGCTTTAGACGATCCGATGCATCGGCTTCTGTGGCCGCTGTGCGGTTTGGGCCGATTGCAAAGGTGGGAAATACAAGCTTCTGAATCTGGCCTAGTGCTCGCTCCTGAAAGTCTTCCATGTACTGCGGATCATCAGGAGAGAGTGCGGCCTCGATAGGATTGAATTCGTCCAGAATCGATTTGAAGTCACGTTCAATAATGAAAAGGGCGTTGTCAATTACGCCCTCTTCCTGAACTGCATAGTATTTGAGGTTCGCTACCATCTATGCCGCCCTCTCGTCAACCTGAAATCCCGTACTGCGCGTGAACTCGACTAACCGTTGCTGAATGCTTTTCATAAACCTACGCTTCTGTTCCTCGGTAAGCGAGATGATCGGTCGTGACTTTTGATGAAAGAGCGCGTAAGGCACGGCTGAGCCGATCAACAATTCCTCTTTTTCCGGTCTGAGAACCGAGTCCAGCGCGTCCGGCCCCGTCATTGACTCATACAACGCATCCTCTCGCCTGAGAATCGTCTTGCCGGGGAACTCGCGCTCCTTGAATAGTTTGTAAGCCGGACTCAGCGGTGTCCACTTACCGGATGCGCCGCTTGCGCCTTCCGTTAAAAACTGTTCATTCTCAATTTCATAGAACGTTGTGATCACTCCCGGCCAGAAGTTGCGGAAGTCCGTGATCTCCTGCTCGACGCGGTTGAAGGAGCGGTCAAGTTGTACTTCGCCTGCTATTGTCGCCGTAAAACGAATCATGTAAATGCTGGCCCTGCTGCCTTACCGCGCCACTTGCGCGCAATAGCCTTGACACGGGGTGGAATCGGCTCTCTTAGAGGTTGCCCTTCCAGTCCGACTAACTTGACCGCAGCGGGGTCGGTTTCTCGCCAAAGATTCAGCACCCACTCAATCACTGCCGCTTTAACATCTTGCGGAGTTTCACGCCAGCCCCACACAGCCGATACCGTAACAGCCACTCCCGACCACCAGCCCGGCCATGAAAGGTTATAAAAGCGGTTAAATGGTGGTAGTAGCCCACTTTCAGTAGTCAGCACGAGATGGCTGTTTTGCTCCGCGTAGGTTGGGGTTGTGTAATCGGCTGGAACAGAGATTGACAATGTGCCGGGTAGGTACGGCGGAAGTTGCAGGTAATTACCCCCGTCACCGTAGATTGTTTTCGTTGTAGCAATAGGAATCTCAACGGGATTGAAGTAACCTTCAGGTACGCCGCACTCAAGATCGAACATACGCGATGCCTGCTCAATTAACGCGTCTAACTCAGCGGGAGTCAGCGACGCAGTTGTAGCTGAGCCTCCCGCGCCTGCCCCTCCCTGCGCGCGACGTCTCACTTCGGTTGAGGAGCAGTACGCAACTGAGCGCTGGATGCGGATATAGAAACTGCGCGTCTCGGTCTGACCATCGCTCGCGATGATTGTATTACTGAGTTCGTAAACCTCTGCCCATGTACCGCCGCCAAGTTTAACGGTCGTATCGGTTGCGCTAAACTCGTCAGCAACAATCGTGATTCCAGTTGGGCCAGTCCAAGCGGATGAGGCGATTGTGAGGGAACCAAGCCAGTCAACCCAGCCTATACTAAAATCCAAAGTTTCAGTTGGTTCCTTGGTAAACATTGCTAGATTATTTCCATTTGAGCCTCCGGCTCAGTAATGCGTGTCCTGTCTTCAGTGCCTATACCTAACGATCTGGACGTGGAACCAATGACAACCAATTGGCGCGGCACGAAACGGATAATATGAATTACGATCCCTGAAGTGAGTATAACACCAGTTGTGTTAACGGAAACAGATCTATCGTGCCCTGCTATGCCAATTAGACCACTGGATTCAACGCTGACTACCGTCGCTACAAGTCCGGATGACTCAAGCACAGAGAAAAAGCTGCTCTGAGTATTAATGTCCCCGAGTGTGTCTAATGCGCTACTCCTCAAAATCTCGCGCTGACTGGATGACTGAATCTCTCCGGTGACATTGAGGTCACTGGCTGATTGAGCTATTGAGAAAAATTCCGCTGCGGCTGCAACTACGCCTGCGACTTCGAGTTGACTGAAACGTTCAAGAGTCGTGAATCCACTGGATCGTATCTCCCCACTAACTACAATCAAGACTGAGCGTTCATGCGCTCCAGTGGGAGGCTGAATCTCTCCGCTGCTCTCAATAGCAGAGTCAGCACTAACAATCCCCGCTCCCTGAAATATCGAGAAGAAAGTTGCCGCTGTCTGAATCTCAACCCCAGCATCCAGCAACGCTGATCCCGCAAGGGCTGAAAAGAACTCGCCCGAGACCGTGACCGACACGGTTCCATCTATCGCTGAACTCCCGGAAACTACAGAGAGCAATTCCCCGGTCGCGCTAATATCCGAGCTTGTATTTACCAGTGCGGAGCCCGACAGAACGGAGAAGAAAACACTTGAAGAGTTAATGATGGACGCTGCGTCGATCGCGCTTGAACGCAGTAAGCTTCTCTGTCCCGCCGTAGCTATCAGCCCCGCTGCGTCATTGAGAGACGTCCGACTGAACACAGAAAAGAAAGTTGCGGCTGATACCACCGCGCCCACGCCGTCAACTAATGCAGATCCGGTAAGGAGCGCGCTCCCATCAAGCTCTAAAGCGTGCGAGCAAAAGACCGTGCTCGAAGCTGCTCCAAAGGTTATTGTGGTTCCGGTAAATCCACTATTGCGTGTAGCGACTTCTAACGCAACTGTATCATTCGACTGGCTTGTGTCTTGTCGTTCGGTCCAGCCGGTCGGCTCCGTGGTGGTCGTATCCGCGCTGCCATGCGCGACGATAGTAAGGTTTCCGGTCAATGCGCTTTGGTTGAGGACCGGCGCAGCGGTTCCCGCCGCCTGATTATTCTGCGATCCCTTGCTGCGAACCGCATCCGCGCCCACTCGAGACATACCACTAATCGCAACCGACACAACGCAGCCGGACGTATTTGAGCCCGTCGCCACGGTAATCACGGTTGAGGTCGTATTTGCCATCAACGCCGTGCGAATGAAGACCGAGAGGCGGTAATTTATAGACGCAATGGAGGCATTCATCACGTCAATGCGATCGTAGGTTCCAGAACCGTTGCTATCTGAGCAAGTAGGCGTGTCATTCGTGTTGGCGGCAACAAAACAGTAAACGATTAGCAGATCCCCGACAGCCGGAGTAATAGTCGCGGTACGATTACCCGTCCCGGAAGACGCACCGCCTGCTACTGATGTACGATAAGTTACCGCCATTTAGAAAGTTCTATACTCCGTCCCGATTGATTGACTACGGACTTCTTTCGCCACCTTCGCCAACCGCGTTGGGTAAAACTCCACTGAGGGAATCACGCCAGAAATCGAAATTAACCCTGCCGCATCCAAACTTACCGATCGGGAAAAGGCACGTTGAGGTGTGACTGTTATTCCGCCTTGCGCTTCCCATGAGACAGCTCGCTCAATAATTGAATGAGCAATTCCGGCTGACTCGACGCTAGCCGCAACGGTCAGAGACGTGGAGCGCTCATGGCTTGCACTTCCCGAGTCCACCTCTCCAACGCTAACGATCTCTCCCAAGACATCCAGCAAGGCGGAAGACTGAAGCTCGGAAAAGAATAGCGCCGCTGTCTCTATCCCCACCGTAACTAACACTGTTACAGATGCGGATAGCTCACTAAAAAACCGAGCAGAGGACTCCAACGCTCCGAGTAGATCTATTGCTGTGCTGCGTTCAAAAACAGAGAAGAAGAGTGCCGTGCTGGAAATCTCCCCTGCCGCATCAATGGATAATGAAGAACTAAGAATTGAAAAGAATTGACCGCTGGATTCGATGGTCGCGGTGGAGTCAATCGAGGCGAAGCCGCTTAATACAGAAAACCCCGTTGCCGAAGATTCAACAACGGAGGTACAGCCAACTGAGGCAGAACGCTCGAAGGTTTCACTCGGGGATGACGCGATGCCGGAACTCGTAATGTCGCCAGTGGCCTCGATCACCGCACTTCGGGACACCTGACGAACGCCAGAGACTGTTATTGAGGCACTGGCGTCAACCGTTCCAGAGCGGCTGAATACTGAAAAGAAAGCGCTAGAAGCCGCGATTGCCGCGGCGGCGTCTACGGCGGATGATCGGGCGTGTTCAATGACGCTGGCGGCGCCGATAATCTCAACTAAGCCGACGGCAGTAGGGCTTCCAGCGGATAACGTGAACGATGCGGATGCCGTAGATCCTGACGCATTAAAGACCTGATCTCCAGTCGAGATTCCTAGTCCATCGGTGCGCTCGTTCCACCCGCTCGGGGAGGTAAAAGTCAGGACGCCATCTGCAATACAGGTTGATTGGACTATGCATTTTGTCGCCGTGCGAGTAAGCGCATCCCATGTGCTCGTGGTTGATGAAGCATTTAGTCGAACATTGACAGCACCTATTGGGCTGGTTTGTTTGCAGTTGTAGAAAGTACAGATTTGGGCAGAGATCTCCGCTGAGCCAGTTCTGTTCGCCTGTCGATTCAGCGTCCCTGAGGCATAGGCCCAAAACTTACTGACAGTAGATCCGCCTCCGCTCGTAGTCGTGTCCCATGTGGCGATCTCCGTCCAAGCACCATCTGTCATTGAAAGCGTAGTTGAGCCTGCGCCCTCAACCGTGGCAATCAGGACATCCTTGTTTCCTAAGACGTCGGTATCAGTCGTTCCCGACGGCAAGGCCGGAGTCACGCTGGTGGCAGTAGCGGTAGCCTGCGAAGCCGAGCGGTAGTAAGGATAATCAGCCGATGGGATCGCAATGATGCCAGCCACCCATCTAACTCCCGATGTCGGGCTGGCGTCCTGATTTGCTAACACAGTGCCCTGATCTGCGACGTTCTTACTTGACGCGTTGCCAACCAGTGTGCCGCTGATGATGATCTCTTCGTCCTGGGTATAGCCTGATGGGTCAGGGGCATTTGTCGCCGCCTTCGAAAAGTAGATATGCAGCGCCAGCATTTCCGGGCTGCTGGTAGTGGTTGACGGTGGTCTGACGGGGTTTGCCGTGCCAGTGGTGAGACCGCGCGCTGCCCATGCGAGCAGCGTCATTACACCTTCTTCGCTGGCCCCATCAAGCGCATAAGCAATTGCCATTCGGCTGACGGTGGCGCCAAGCGTAAAGGCTGGATTAGTTAACGGGAGCGAGTCGCCTGAGAGCACGCGACGATAGAAGTAGGTGCCCAGTAGACCGTTGGCGGCGGTGCCGACCTGAAGCTGCTGGATGCGATTCCAACCAGCGGGATTCCCGGTCCAGAGCGTATTTCCTGTATTCCCAACAGCAATGAGAATAATGTCGCCGGCAGCGTGAGTTGGCAGGGTAACGGTAATCGTCGAGCCCGTGCCGCCGGGGTTCGTCGCTGTGGAGTCGCGAATGGTTGCATTAGCCACATTCGGTTACTGGATGTAGGGGCGGCCCACAATCGAGAAGTTCAGCCCTGAAACCCAGATAGCACTATCAACCAGAGCGGTGACTACGATGATGGGAGCAGCGCCGATAACGGACTGCCCATTGCCGCCTACGGTCGTCTGCAACTGTGGGGTTATGCCCGGGCCGTCAGAAGTGTAAATCTTGTACTCCGCTCCATTGGGGCCACTAGGATTCTCCGATCCTTGGCGAATCAGGATCTCATAGAAGTCCTCGGGACCGTTGAAATTTACTGATCGCTCGTGAAGCACGTCTGCGGCGTAGTTTGGCCCAAGCGCGTAGATCACCTGCTCGTTAACAGCGTTAGCGCTGCCGCCATAAGCACTCGCGCCATAAGTTGAGGTCCCGTAGGCCATCGCAAGATTCCCTCAGGTAATCGAGCTGTAAAGGGGCAAGTATCCGATAATCGTACCACCAACGTCGCGGATAGCGAGCTTTCCAGCGAGCGTCCCGACCGTCACGGTCGCGCTCTCAACCTGGGAAGTAGCAAGGTTAAGTCCGTTGAGCACTAGATTATTATTGCCACAATCCAAACGGGCAAAAGTGCCCGTATCTTCACCTTCAACATCACCTAGTTTGACATCAGTGCTCTGGACTTCGATAGTGGTGTCATCAAGCTGCAGAAACCTACCGGAGGAGAAACGAAGCCTGAAACGACTCTCATCGGGAACGAAAATCAGGGCCATGCCGCTGCCAAATACGTCGCCTACCATCTCAGTGATTGTGCGTGCCGTCATCCCCGCAATCAAACTATAGGTCTTGCCCGCTACGTTATGATCTTCCGCTGCCGTGCCTTCCTGTGCACGGGTAATCGTGAGGGTATCAGTTGACTTGGCTGTGACGCGGATTATTTCCACGCCGGGATCGTCTGAGGGATCAGGGTAATCCGTCACGTTCCACCAAACCGCATTGAAGGGAGCAACTGGTAAACGATCACCGTGTCCAGCGATTACATCGATCTCGGTGGCCGATGCGTCGTAGTTCCCGTCTGAGACGACAGCCTTGGCAAAGTTTTTGATTGCGTCCACAAATACTCCTTATGTGAAGGTGAGGTCGAGATCGCCGATCGGAATCCGAAATGTGTCGCCTGCCGTCACTGCCGCCGATGACGAAAGATCGTCTCGCCCAAGAAACGTCCCGGCACTTGAAGCAGTCCACAAGCTAATATGCGTGTAGGTTTCCGTAGTGCTTACGTTGAGCCATTCAATAACAGCGGTGTTGGAGATCGCGCGGCTTGCTGCTGCTGAACCAAAAATCGCCTGTTGCCGAGTTGTTTCTACCGCCGCATTCGCGGTTCCCGCAGAGCCTGGATCGCCAAGATGGAGCTTCACCCACACAGCCGCATTCGCGTAAGAAACGTTGCGAGCAAAAGCGTCAAGAAATGAATTAGCCACAGAATCAGCAAATGTTCCCATTTAGATCACTCCTTTTACGCTGCTACCTCATCAATCTTTTTACGGGCACGCTGCTTGTTCTCCTCCGGCCCTACAATCGCCTTGTTCTCAGCCGGAGCAGGGATCGCCTTGGCGTCAACGTCAATCCAGCCATGCTCACGCGCCATTGATTCAGGAATCTGCGTACCTTTCCCGGCGATCTGCACCGCTGCGCCGGTGGGAATCCGTCCCGGATTATCAACTGCTTGGTAACTGCCATCTTGCATCTTGTAGATCCAGCGGTCCGAGGTCCACATTTTCATCGCTTCCGGTACTCCGTTTCTGTATCGTGCGGCGGTCTCGATTAGCGCCGCCTCAAGCCTATCAAACTCACCCTCGGGATCTAAAGATGCAGCCAGAGCAAGTACCGCTTCTGAGCGTTCGCGATAGTAGGCTTCATCAGTGAGCAGGCGATCGACTTCTAAGTACCATGCGGCTATATCGTTGCGGTCAATGAAGATCCCCGCCTTACCAAACGCTTCCTTCAATCCCTCAGTCGGATGCGCGATCGTTGGAATTCCCGCACACGCCGCCTCGATGCCGACACGACCATAGGATTCGTAATCAGAAGGCATAAGCAGTACTTTAGTTTTGCGAAACACTTCGCGAATGTCCGGCGTATGGGCCATCCATTCGATATTGCCCGATGCTGCATAACGCGAATCTGTTCCCGGCGCAGTGATCACTTGATCGCCGTAGCCGCCTTCGACTGCGAGAAATTCCCTATCAGGCATCTGCTTCGCCAATGCCTTGAAAGTGTTTGCACCTTTAGTCGGCGTCGGGTTGACGAGCGTGATCTTTGTCCCAGTTTCACAGCGGTAACGTTCCGGCTCAACTACCGGATGGATGACAATGGACGGAGCCAGCCATTCGTCCGGTATTTCCTGTCCGGCCCAGTGACTGCGCTTCGTGGCTAACCAGTGTGAGTTGTAGATCGCCAGCGCGTTCTTGTAAGGCACGCGCGCATCAACGCGCCAATACATGAGTTGAGCGTCGTTGTGCACGAAGTGGACAAGGGGAATCTTCGTTGCCATTGCAAGGCTCATGGCCTGGCTGGTGAGGTCAAGATGCGTGACAAGAAGATCAGAGTCTTTGACGTAATGCTCCAGCCATGATTGCACGCCTCGACGCGGTGGCCGGACGACGTTGATACCGTCAATCTCATAAGGCGCAGTCTTGCTGCGATCGCAAATGACGTTGACCGTATGGCCGCGATTCACCATTGCGCGAAGAGCGGCGTGAACGGTAACTTCGCTCCCAGCATTATGCTCCGGCACAGCTAAGTGAAAATATCCCACAATACGCATGCGCATATCTAAAATTGTAGCGGCGGCTCCCCCTCAAGGGAAGAAAAGAGAAGCTGCCTGTTTACGTAACGGCTATGGCGTCGTTACGGTACTAACTATTCGCTCCAGCGTGAAAGTCAATCTTCACGACGGCGGGCGGTCGCAACACACCGAAAGCCCATCGGCCTTCATACAGGATATCGATAATATTGCGCTCGAAGTGATCGCGGTTTGAGTCGGTGATGTAGATGCTCGGATCTTGCCTGTCCCAGACTACTAACTGCTTTAGATCGCCTGTGTAGCCCGTGCCTTGCGGGATGACTTCGGACTCAATTACGGGCAAGCCCCACAGCATCTTCTGGCCCATTGCCAACGGTCCGCCGAAGTAGTAACGGTTCTCAGCGTCCTTCGTTAGATCCAGCTCCTCCCAGTCGTAGGAATTGAGCAGGAACGCTGTTGATCGAGCACGTCCCACAATGGACGCCTTAGTGCGCGCCTTACGTGCGGTCGTAAGCATGTCGGTATCGAAATTCTGCGTAGTAAGATTTGGCGTGTTCTCTAGCCCCTCAAAGTGATTTGCACCGCCCGGACCACTAATGATCTCCTCTTCCAACATCAGGTCAATGTCCGTACGCATAAAGTTCGTCATCATCGATTGGAGTTGCGGATAGTCAGCAAGGATCGTGCGCGTGGCGTTCATGATGACCGCGATAGTCTTCACGCCTGTTTGCACGACTTCAAGCGACATGGCCGCTTTTGGCTTGAGGGCGGCATCGTCAGTCAGTGAAGTCGCCTCGGGAACGATCCGCGCCGCGCGGGTAAGCGAGTTGACGCGCACGTACTCAATGAGATTTGAGCCTGTTTGCAGGATTGTGATCACATCGCGAATGGACGGCGTACCCAATGGCAATTCAATCGGCCATGGACCATAGTCGCGTCGCACTAGCGAGCCACCCGCCGATCCCGGCACGGTCATTACCAGCGTGTCTTTGAATGAAATGTCGCCTAGCCCAATGTCCTTGAGCGAGATCGTCGGTGAGCGCCCGAACTGGTAAGAAGCAGTCATCTCCTTGCCTTCGGGGGCTACTTGTTCACGCCACTCTTTGAAGCCAGGAGCGTTGATAATCAACTCGCCCATTGTTTTCAGTTCCGGCTCAGCGTTGCCATTGCCGTTGCCAAAGTCAGGGCGATCCACTGGCTGCGCAAGGAAGGTCTCCAGCGCCTTGACTCGCTTCTTGCGATCAGCGAATTTGTTCTCCTCGTCAACCTGCGCGCTTAGATCTTCAATTGATTTCCAGCGCGTGTCGAGTTCCGTCTGCTGCTCAGCGGTAGGCTTCTCGTCGCCTTGCTTTTCCCAGAATGCTTTCTCTGCCGTGACTAGCTCTTTAAGCTGCTGCGCGGCTGTCTTTTTCTCTTCGGCCATCTGCTGCTCCTTTAGCGAAAACTACGCCAGCGCTCGGATTGCGAGGCTCTGCATGCGTAGCGATTGAGTCCTTAGCGTATCCACGGTGATCTCTTTTTCTACCGGCTCCTTCGGCTCGGAAGCGGCAAGAAGCTGGTCTAACGCATCTCTTGCGGCTACCACCTTCGCCCGATTAGAAGCTGAGAGAATCCGGCCTTCCTTGACCCGGTTCTCGTGGTTGCGCTGCATGTTGTGGGTATGCTTCTCAACTGCGGATACCACAGCATCGAAGGACTCAAAGGAGCCGGATACCGATTCACCTTTGAGGTAAAATTCCTTGTCACTACCGTCGAGGTAGTCTTCAATCTGGCCGATCACGATCGGCAGTAACTGTGGACCGTACTCACCAACCAAATCCGTAATCTTTGCCCGCCAGTCGAGCACTGCTCCAGTCACGTTGGAGTCTTTGGCGGTCTCGGCTACCTTGCGGACTACGCGATGAAAGGCTGACTCAACCTCCCAGATAGAGGGAGTCGTTTGGGCCATCTCCTCGGCCAGCATACCTTTGGATTCTCCATTGCTCGACTTCACCGCGGTCGCCATTGCTAACCTATTCATCGGCGCGGTGACGATTGAGTCTTCAATCACTTCACCCTTTTTTAGGATGCGGATGCGGTCGAACTTCTGCGCCTTGAGAAGATTGGCTTGCAATCGCTCAGGCTTAATATAAAGAGGTAACTGCTCCTTGTAGTCCTTGGCCTCGACGTAAGACTTGTCTGAGACTGAATAACCAAACGAGAAGCCAACACGCTTCCCGGCTTTCTTGCGCTCAACCGCCTTAGTACGAACTGCCTGCGCATCAGACGTAGAGTGGAACTCAGAATCAACGAAAAAGCCGTGATCGTCTTCCTTCGCTACCATTGGATAACCAACCGCTTTATCGAAGTCCCAATCATGTGAGTGAGCCGTGAAGCCTGCCTCCAAGTATTCGGTTATGCAGTCTTTGAAAAAACCGGGAACGATGAGATCCCCGCCCTCATCAATTTCATTAAAGACAGCTCGATAGCCGGAGATATGACCCGGACCTTCATCTGTGACTGTCAGGTCTTTAAGGTCGATGAACTTGCGCTCAATTTGCATGGTTGAACCCAAACAGAAAGCCCGCCAATGATCCTCTTTCGAGAACCACGGGCGGGCAGGTCGTCATCACGGGCTGACGCTTAACTCGCTAGTTGATTGTCAATAACTTACGCAGTCTTCTCTCTCAGTCCCTTGACCCGATCTATCAAGTTGTACAATTGCCGCTCAATCTTCTGTAGTTCCTGCTTGGTGTTCTGCGGAGACGTGTCCGGCTTGACTACAGGAACATTCTGCGTGTTCAGCAAGGCTGATTCGGGTTTAGGGGACTCTCGGCTCATTCCGTGCGGAGTTTAGCACAGTTTGGTTAAACATTTGCAAGGAGAATTCTACTGGACAGTCTCAACTTCAATGGTTTCATGCAGGATTGAGGTACGGCAGTATATCATCCGAAACTCGGTGGTGGCGGAATCTACGGCTCGGCAACAGTGAAGGCGACTGACTGCTTCGGTGATCGGCTCAGCGGTAATAATCTCCCAGCCGCATAGGTCGTCCAACGATTCCACGGTCCAGTATTCGTGACCATCAACGCAATCAACTCTCATTCATGTAACCACTTCCGCGCCAACTCCCGCATCTTTGCCGGACAATGCGCTCGCGGCATCAGGTTCCCGCAGTGCTCGCAGAGCATGAGGTTGTAGCTGATGTTGAATGCTCGTCCACTGAGAAATCCGCGTCCGTCGTCAGGATGTCGTCCACGTCCGCTATCGGTCTGGCACGTCATGTGACAAGCAAGTTGCGACTCAGAGAGGTTATTGGCCCGCACAAGTTCAAGGATCGCGGCATGTTCGTGCTTTGGTAATGGCTCAAGGGCGTTCATTGCTTTGGTTCCTTAAATGCACTGGAAAGAATTACCCCAAATCCGATAAATGCGAAAATCCAGAATATACCCAGCATAATTACGCCCATACAATCAGGGCACCACGGATCTTGCCAGCAACTGGGACACTGAAGTAATAAACTTACCGCCAATCGATCACCTTCCAATCGTCTCCGTAAATATCATCCGCCGTAATCCGCGTGTGCGCTTTCCCGAACCACGGCCGCGGCGCAATCACTCGCTTATCAGGCGCGTCACTCAACACTGCGGCCATTGCGGAATAGCTGGAGTTGGCAATGATGAATGATGAGCAGGTTTTGAGTCGCTTGAAGTCAGCCAAGTAGTCTCGCCCCTCAGAGTACTCAACACTTGGCCCAAACATCTGCTTCGCTCCGGCAATATCGTCACTGAACACAAGAAACTTAGCACCGTGAAACTCAGCCATTGCAGAGCGATAGTAGTCCATTGTCAGCCGGGGGTGGTATCCATCCCCGTCAGTGTAATCCCCTGCGCGCCAGTGAATCGCAACGTAGTCATTTCGTGGCGGTTCGTCTTTCATGCGGAAGTACCACCGGATTTCGTCTAGTGCATGCAAGAAGTACTTTTCGGATTGAAAATGTCCCTTCAGGCTAACGCTCTCAGTTAACACCACGTCTTGATAGCCCCAATCGACCCAGCGCTCGGGTAATGGTGGACCGGAATAAAGTGGCAACGGATTGACAAAATGCTGGTAGACGTTGACGCCTTCGCTTGAGCCAAACCGATCCCGATGGTCGTGATTGATCCATAACGGGAAGGCGAAGTCCGCATTGTTGCGACGTGCTACGCCAATCGTCCCGGCCACCTGGTAGGCGCCGTTGCAAAATCGGCCCATTAATCCGAGGCTGGCAAATGTCACTATCATAATTCGTGCTGCTTATTCCGCATCGCAGGCAACTCGCTTGGCCTTGATCCAGACTCTCCCACTCGTGCGCGATACCAGTCGAAGGTGGAGCGAAGCCCGTCATAGAGCGAGATTTTAGCACGCCAGCCGAGGGATATAATGCGAGAACTGTCTACCAGCTTGCGAGGCGGACCATCGGGCTTGGTTGAATCAAACAAAATCTCCCCACGATAGCCGACTACTTCAGCAACCATGTGGGCCAGATCGCGGATCGTTACTTCCTGCCCTGAGCCAACATTAATCGGTTCCGCTTCATTGTACTCAACCATCAGCATTATCAACGCATCAGCCAGATCGTCAACGTGCAGGAATTCGCGCTTCGCCCGCCCTGTTCCCCACAGCATCACATGCGGCTCTTCGTTGAGCGTAGCCCGATAGATTCTCGATATGAGTGAGGGGATCACATGCGCGTCAACTGAATCAAAGTGATCGTTTGGACCATAGAGGTTTGTAGGCATCGCGGAGATCGCGTTAAAGCCGTATTGCTTGCGATAGGCTTGACATAGCTTTAGTCCGGCGATCTTGGCGATAGCGTAGTACTCGTTCGTCGGCTCCAGTGGTCCGGTGAGTAACGCGTCTTCGCGCATCGGCTGTTGCGCGTCACGCGGGTAGATGCAGGATGACCCCAGGAAGAGAAGCTTACGTGCGCCACAGGTCCACACGGCGTCGATTACATTCGCCTGGATTAGTAAGTTGTCGCGAATGAAGTCGGCCGGATAAGTCGAATTTGCATGAATGCCGCCAACCTTGGCGGCAGCGAGGTACACGTACTCAATCTTATTATCAAAGAAGAATCCGTTAACGCCACCTTGATCTGTCAGGTCAAGTTGCTCCTGACTGCGAGTGCTGGCATCAGGAATCCGCCGTAGCAATGCGCTCCCTACGAGTCCAGTGTGGCCTGCGATGTAAGTGGTGCTCATCAACTTTCCCTTGCCTCAACCTCACTATAATCATGCAAATGGATGACGGGTGGTCGATGCGGATGAGGACGCAAACCCGCTTGACACGCCTGCCACTCAAACTCACTGTCGAGCCGAGACCAATGATGGCCGATACGAGACCATACGTCAGGTAAGCGCCGGATTAGCTCAGCAGAGAACTTAGTACAGCCAAATGAGTGATAGATACCAATACCACGCTGATCGTAAGAATTTGCGCACCATAAGCCGGGACATTGCCATAACTCCTCCAGTGCCCCCGGCCACGGGAGAATGTCATGCTCAACCAGAATGAACGTCTCACCCTTTTGCCATAGATCGTTAAGCAGGTTCCAATAGGCATCAGACGAGGCACTAACATCGATATAGGTTGGGGCGTGACCGTAACGTGAGAGTAGTTGGGGGAGCAGCGGATGCAGTTGAACGTGGGGGATAATGATGTTCACTGGGGCCTAGCGATAACGCTCGCACTCCTTGCATTCAAAGCTCAGTCGGTAGAAGGCTAGGGCCAAGTGGTAGATACAGATTTTGGTCCAGAATTCCGCTTCTTCCTTCAGATAGAAGAACGCATGACGCTCCGCTGCTTTCGCAAACATGGCGGCGTAATACATGTGGTGTTTAGAATCCGTCATGTGACTTTGAACTCGCCCTCAAGAAGATTACCGCCGTGCTCTTTCATTAACTCTCCACAGCGCTCGTATATTGTCACCAACGCCTGACTGAGTTTCTCTAAGTCAGCCGCGCCGTGCATGTGCAGATAACCGTCCTCATACCCGAAGTAATAGTGCGAGCATCCATCCCATTTGACGGAGCCAGAAACAAGACGCTCGGCTTCGTTGAAATCGTCAGTATCATCCGTAGACGATACCGCACCTTTACGCGAGTAGTACCTTGAACCATCATCCGCCGCAGCTATAACCTCGGCAGCGAAGAAGTCAACACAGGTCTTTCCGTATTCGCCTATCTCATAGCGAACGGTAACACCAAAGTCGTCTCCAATCTGCTCAATTAGAATTTTCTTTTCGTTTATACTCATTGCAGCCACCCTCGATTGAAATACGACTCCCACTCCAGTAACGGATGCAATGCACACTCAGGAAACAGATGGCCGTACTCCTGCTTAACCAGAATGAGGTTTCCAGTATGACACAGCACGAAATATCCACGCTCCAGCGCTGCTACCGTCATAGTCCAATAACCTACGCCGCCATCTGAGTTGACGTGTTCACTTGGAGGCTCAATGCTGCTGTCGATTTCTACGATGACGATCTTAGGGCGGGTTTTCATACCACAGAAGATTGCATAATCGCTTCCATCCGTGTCGATCGACAGCAGATCGCATCGGCCATCAACGAAGGCGTTCACGTTACGTCCATCCACGCGCGAGCACTGACATCGGACGTTTGCATTGTGCGCCCAATTGCTTTTGCATTGCAGATAACGATCGTAGTCCGCTTCAATGAACAAGCCTGTCACGGCTCTGGTGTCGCTCTCAATTACGTAGGCCGTATTGGAACAGTAGCGTCCATCGTGCCCGCCGATTTCTACGCAATGATAGATGCCGATGCCGCGCCGTTGACACTCCAGCAATATGCCTTCTTCGCCGTTTTGGCTAGTCAGATAGTTCTTTGCGTATTTGTGTAAGAAACTAAGCATGATTCTCTGATCGTAGCATTCTAATGAACTCCTGTTTGTCACGCTCGCTGAATCGTGACTGACAAGCACCAGCTAGAAACCGATGGCCGTTAACCCGCTCCTTGTGCGCTTCCCACGCCCTTTCATATTCGGCGTACTGTTTCGTCGGTTCAATCCCGTGCAGATATCCCTTTAGGTACAAGACCGCCTTGTCCCGCCAGATACGCGCCTCTCCGTCATCCGCAACGCAATGCGGGCTTGAGGGATCAATCTTATTCAGTATGCCGGACCATTGCCCGTTACCGAGGAATCGCTGCATGTCCCCTCCAAGCCTTACGCGGGCCATCTGGTTTAATTCTGCTAGCATCAGTCGGCGTCCCGCTACTTGCGTTTCAGTGATCATGTCATATTCTCCCATCCACGGTTACGTCTGCGGTGGTAGGCCAAGCAGGGCCATGCGAATACGCCCGTTGCTCCTCAGGTCTGCCTCAACGGTTTCGATAATCATTTCGCGAAGGTGATTGTACTCATTTTCCCTTGGCTCTGCTCCCATAATGCCGCCGTGAAAGAAGGCTTTAAGTTCCGTGTACGCCCGCCACTGTTCCGCGTTCATCTGGTTAACGCTCGCGCCAGCCTGATCAAATCGCGCTGCTGCGGCCTCGATAGCACGAAGGCGGTCCAGCTCTGACGGTTCTATCTCTATGCGACTCTCCCCCATTCGTGGTTCCTCTTTCTGTGGTGATTAAACAAGATCGGATAATCGTCTCCCGCATACTCCGGCAGCTTCTCATAGCTGAATGCGCCGTTATTGTACGACGCAGGCCAGTAGTGAAGGCGTAACCCTTCCCTGTACGCCATCGTCGTTAAGATTGCTTGATCGTGCCTGTTTTCCTGGAATTGTTCGTGGTTCGGTGCTCTACTTGGTGAGTCATCAATCAATCTT